GGGAAGATTGTCAATGCGGTCTGGGCATGGACGCTTATTCCCGCCTCTTGATATGCCCCAAGTAGATGGGGGTCTCCTGATAACAATGCCCCCATCCTTATGTGGTCTTGGTTAATGTCATACTCTACGACTTTTCCGTTTGGCCATCTTGAGCAGAGACATCTTCGGATTCTTGGAGGTTCGGTTTGTCGGGCTGGCTTTTTGCAGGAGAATCTTCCTTGGATTTGTCCTCCGGCTTTGTCGTCTCGCCCGCCTCCTCTATCCGCATAGAGGGGTACAGGATACCAATTAGGGAAAACAGTGCCAATTCTTCCACCATGACATCGAGTGACGATTCCTTGTCGGGGCTTTTTGAGTAAAGGTCCCGTATACGTGGAGATAATCTTAGACCGCTCTTTATACTCTTGAAAATTGGAAATGATGTCAGCATTTCTACCGACGCTAAGTATTGATTTGATGAGGTTGACATTTTCGACTCCTATAGAAATTTTACCTGTTTTTTTAGACCACTCAACTCTGGGGTCTCCCATAAGTCCAGCCTCGTCAACACAATCCAACATCAATTGTCTCAACGGGGCATCGGACTTTTTACCGGCTAACTTAATGCCGAAGTTGTCCCATGCAGATTCGAGGAGGTCATTACACTTTCTCTTTTCTTCGTTATGATATTTTACTAACTTCTTAACGTTAAAGGAACTTCCATTTTTTTCCAAAAAGAAAGTATCCCACAATACAGTATTCCGCATCCATGCACAAGTGTCACTTAGTTTATAAGAATTCTTCCCGAATCTCTCCTCAATTCTCCTCCGCAGCTCTTTAGCGAGTACAAGTGTCGCCGCTGCATCGAGGCAGTTGTAGTAATGTAAGTCCTTATCCCTATTGGACTTAGCAGTACCAGATTTCCCAGTGACACGTAATCCGGAATAATCTGTTATGCCGAATAAAGTCGATAGCTCCTTGAGTCCCTTCTCCGGTTGTTGTTCATACAATAGAAAACTTAGTATCAGAGTATCATCAAGTCTTAATCTACGGGGATCAATCCAATAGGACAGTTCAGGGTTCCCGGATAAGTACAAGTAGAGCAAATCGAATTTAATATTTTGTCCGAGACAGGTCTTTTTCTGCTCGGATATTCGCTTAAACCACAAAACGATTTTTTTCCTGTGCTTTTTCCAGTTATAGATATAGACCGCGGTTCTGATTTTACCATTGTTGTCCTCCCACGCAAAACTAACTGTAACCACTTGATACTTATAATCAACTTTGTCTATCATCTTGGATTTAATCGGATGAAATACAGTCTGCTCCCATCCGGATAATATCCCGTAGGTTTCTATATCAACTGCGACCTCATCGGGCAACGTATCCGGCACATCCACTCCGAGTTCCGGCTCTATCTTCAATTCGTTCGGGATAAATTGTCCCTGTAAATATCGTAAGACCAAAGAGAAATGGGCTTCTACTGCACGTACCAATCCCGGCTTCCGAGTAGAGTGAAGTATGGCAGGATGGAAAGTAGAAAATACTCTCGGCTTCTGAGTGAATACCTCTGTCTTCTGTGCCTGTTTCTTTAATGCTTCATTGAGAGATGTTATGTGCATCGTACTGTAGACGGCCTTTGCACCGAGGTTGAAGATGATAACCTCCTTATAGTGCTCGTACAGTTTATCCAAATCCTCCTGTAGATACGGCCTACAGCTTCGCATACAGGATTGAGATTCATCGGCACCCTGCGGAGGTTTACATCTGCATGAATTTGAAAAATAAATATCGGCATAAGATTCCAAATCAGATGCCAAACAAAAAGACTCCAAGAGCTTCCCCGTATATCCAATAAAAGATTGTCCCTTGTTATCCTCATTGTATCCGGGGGATTGACCTACGAACAATATCGCCCTATCAGTATTTATTTCTAAAATAGGGTAGAAAGGTCTCGTAGGTATACCGGGGTTCTTAGCCGATTCATGCAGGGAACACAGGGTACAATCAGAATGTCTCTCGAATTCAATCATTTATTCCCACATCTCGTTGGTGATTTTCATAATAGTCCTTCGATGTTCTTTCTGTAGCCTAAGCTGTTCCTTATATTTTTTTTGGTTGGTTAATTTTTGAATTTCCGTTGTTACTAATTCATCTATGTAAGATGGCTCAAGGGCGTCTAATTCCCATGATTGATGCCCATATTGGGATATATAACGTGCATATCTACTATCTGTAAACTTTGCAGGGTTAGGCGGGGGACTTAATTCATCTATTTGCTCCATATTTAATGCTAATCTTCTTACTGCGACATTGCTTCCGAACAAAGACATGCGGTCTTCTATATCCCTTGTCATATCTATTCCACTTGGGTCATGGTCTCCAAGATGGAGAATATAGGTATTTTTATCCCCGCACGCTTCCTTTTCCAGATGTCGCCGTGCGGCACGCCACATGGCACTCTGGCTTATGTATCCCCGACAGGAAAAGCAAGGAACATCCAAATCTGAACACACATTTTCTACTATTCCAATCAGAGCATCCTTCTCTATCCATACCTCGATATAATTTTTTTGTGTTGACCGGACATCTAATTGGAATTGATTAGCACATGCTTCTATAATATCTCTGGGGGAATCCCAGTGGGAATTTTTGCGAAGATAGCGTGTCCTATCTATTATAACTTCCCAATCTATCAGTCCTACCAATCGAGCATCGTTTATTACTCCTCCCAATCTTTTATATGACTTTTCTGTATTGGAGATAATATCTCTTGCGACGAACTGATAATACAACTGTCTCAAGGTTAAATCATACCCCTCTGTGCTATATTCATCAATTATTTCATTAGCAACTTCTATAAGGTGTAAACTACTGGATGTGAGTCTTTTATTTATATAAGCATGTTTGGTCATTATTCTTTGCATCCTAAAAAGGTTCAGTTATTTTAACCTGTGGGCTAAATAGGTATCAAAATATTTTTCTTCTATTTCTTGGTCACAACATGGACAGTAAAAGGGTTCTTTCGTTCTCCTGTCCGGCACCATGTCTTGTTTGTATTTTTCTATCGAATAGTCCCTATCCATTCTATCGCTTATTCTGTGGTACTCGAAGTAAAGCTTTCCAATCTCCCAAAGGTTAAGGTGTCTAATAACCCATATACAAATTCTGTATCTTAATCTATACTTTTTCATCATTACCCTTTCAATCATTTATTCTCGATATGTTTCTCCGCAGGTTATAGTAGCCCCTGCTATTCGGTCATACCCTACCCCAAGAAGGTGACAGAAGCACTGGACAATATCATCTATAATATAAGTAGCTTTACGCCCCACACAGTGCTCTTGGAGTCGGTCGAGGGAAATAGGTTTGGGAATAGGAATCCCCAATCTATTTGCGAGCCTCTCTACTTCCACTGCTCCCGTCACAGTCGATTTAACGATAATATACCCTGTTTCACTGGATAACTTTATCGCATCTGTTGTCTTGCCACCACCTCGTTCTTTCATAATTATACTTTTGAACGTATCCATTCTCGTCTCCAAAAAAGGTTTAGTTATTTATTCTCGTATTATAACAAATCTGTGAGGATAAAGCAAGGGAAATCTTATTGATTTGGAAAATAATTTTCAAGTGCCCCGGCTCCGCCCATCTCAATATCTTCTGATAATCTCGATAGAGTTGCCGTGCCTATAACCTGTTCAAATATTGGCCTATAACTCTTTGATATACCACGGGTTATACGATGTATACGTGACATCTCTCGTCGGTTTTCAAGGGCAGTTATATCTGTTTTCTTAACCTGTAATTCTCCTAACTCCGGGTATACTTTTTGGAATTCTTGATTTATTTTTTCTGCTTTCTGGGTATCATTTTCAAATAATGCCTGAATATATTCTCTCCGATATTTCCTTATCCTGTCGCGTTGCGATAGTATCCATTTCGCCGCACCTTGTTCCGATGTCACCCCCATTGGTCTCAGTCCAACAGCCCTAAGTGTTAATTCCATAGGAGATAAAGTACCTACTAAAGCCTTGTCTCTATTATATAAAGGTATTCGTCCTTCTTGTGTTGGATTTTCATAATCTGCATACTTAGGGGACATACTTCTATATGCTCGTTGCAGGGCTATGCCGCCCGGAACCATCATTGCCCCCACTGAACTAAGCTGTCTTGGCTCTCCTGTCAATGCAGCCCTGCCGAGTTCCCCCATTATTCCTGCTACAGGAGGTACAAATGGGAATGGATAAAATGGAGCCTTCTCATATCCCGGTAGGGGTAATGCCCCGACCATAAGTCCCCTGCTCAAATCCATACCCAACATATTTCTTCCTGCTATATACATAGCCGTAGACCCCGCCAATGCACGTCCAATTGTTCCCCAGTCCATCTTGCTCGGATCAATGCCCATCCTTAACGACCCATGAAGATATGCCAAATACCTCATGGGGAAGTGCATATACTGTCGCCACATGGGATTCATATTCATAATCCCACTCGGTATCCCCAATGGACCACCGGCAAATTGAGTCAATAATGATAACGACCCCCCGACTTTATTAGCCTCCGCAGATAGCTTTGCTCCCTCCGTAGCCACTCTGCCCGCGTTCTGGTAGAGATGGTGATACCGTCCAGAGTAAAAGGATAGCAATTGGTTTCCTGCCTCGGCGGTACTAAAGGGGAGCATCATTGCACCTTTAACTTTTTCCCATACGCCCTTATCCTTAAACATTTTTAACAATCCAGATTGTGCCACATCCCCAGAAAGTAATCGCTCAGTAGTTTTACTCCATTCCCCCATTTCTTCTATGAATTCCGGGAAGGCTTGTTTCCATGCTTCTGGCTTACTTGCCCCTTTAGCTACAAGTCCCATGTATTTTTCCGCACGTTGTATTAATCCAGGCTCCCCGGCGTAGCCCTTTAATCCTCGCCAGATTCCTCTCGGACCAACTTGATTGATAGTAGTAATAAAAGTCTGCATTGAGTTTGCGGAGGTCGCCGACATATTAAGCCCAAGAGTTGAGAGGTGGAACCAATTTGCCACTTGTCCACCTATACTTTGTGACGACAATGTTCCCGGTTTTGATAACCAATCCACAAGAGCTTCTTTATGGTTCTTCCCCAAAGTCTGTTCAACCATAGGATGACTTTTAACCCAATTAAGTATTTTGGATTTATAGGTAGAGTCATTCATAACCTTTTGCATTTGGGCGTAACTATTATACCCCCGGATATGGGGAAGCAATCCGTCCACCAGGTAGGATTCTAAATGAGGAGCATGTCTAAAGATGCCCGGAGTATCTATTATAGTTCCCATTTTATTCCCCAATCCTGTGCCGTGCCATGCGTAATCCTTCGCAACAGAATTTAAGTACCCCTGTGTTGTTTCCCAAACATTCATTGAATATTCAGGAGGAGCGGATAAGACTTTTCCTATTTCAAATAATTCATCCCGAACAGCAGTCCCTCCTTTTACACCGGCATCTTGTAGTGACATGGCCATTGCGTCAAGAGTTTCCCTTGCAGTCTTTTCGGAACCAACACGGCCCAAGAAGTTAATATGCTTACCGGCTCCGCGTTTGAAGTATTCGGTCATCCTATTTGTAAACTCCCTGCGTTGAGCTACCTCATCGAGGTTGAGCTTTACAACATCATCCCATATCTTACCAGCCTCCACAGATGCACTGGTCGCCCATCGATTCATAATCGGTCTTATTACATTATCCATGAATCCAGGTTTTATTGCCCCGGTTTCCTCTAATGCCCTAAGAGCATTTTCCTCTGGGAACATACCCCCCAAGCGGTCTATTTCTTCCCTGCCGACTTTATCCCTGAAATCTTTTTTAACAAATTTATGGTATTGATCCTTATTCATAGCCCTGATTTTAGTTTTTTGGTACTTGCTATATCCCCCTCTATGAGGCCAATAATCATCTATATCCTTACCGGCCTTCCATCCTTTTTTCTCTAAAGCCTTATTAACATTTTCCATCATCTTTTCATTAGATGTGATTGTCCCCCGAATCTCTTTATACCATCCTTTTAATTTATCGGATAAACTAATCAATCTGGAGTCCATAGCATTTTGAATATTAGCTGCTATGGGGACATCCTTACCGCCCATGAAAGCAATATATTCAGGCTCATTCTGTAAAGCCTTCACCATATAGTGACCCGGCTTATGTAAACCGTCTAATCGAGCCGCGACAAGATAACTGTCCCATTTACTAACGGCTTTACCTGCGGAGGCTCTCTTGAATATATCATCCGCCATAGACCCATATTTAGTCATGTATTTTTCTGTTTCTCTTGTTATACCAAATAAGGTTTCAAACGCTTCCGGGACGGTAGCCAGTTTCATTAATGCACCGTGCATACCACCAGTTAGTTTACCAAAAGCGGCTGACTTTGGTAATAATCCTTTTCTAATATCAAGAAGAACTTTTGAAGACCCCATTGGATATTTTAGACTCATAATGAGACCTATTATTACCAAAGGATTAGTGGCCACATCCAGGATAGTTTTCATAACTGGACTTGGTTTCTTCCCCTTTGTAAGCATATCCGTGACATTTTTTACCTGGGTGGGGGTTAAGGTGTCTGGGGAAAGCATAGCTCTCGTCATTCCATCTACGTCCCCCCGTAGAAGATTAGCTAACATTGTAGATGGGCGGTCGTAGAATGTTATTGGAAAATTTGTGGATGAAATCCCGAATTGAGAGTCCTCATCTGGGGAATATCCTTTTAGGTTGGCATAGGATTCCGGCACGTATACTCCTTATTATATTTGTGTTTCTCCACGAGCTAATGATGGTCCAATTACACCTCCCATAATTTGGGACATTAGTGCTTGTCGAGCAGATTCCTCCTCTTGTTGTGCTTGTGGGAGAGATGCTTGGTAGTAAAGATTTTCCGGAGACATAGCCTCGGCCTGTCCCTGCATCCCCTCAATCTCAATATCTCTCATCTTGGATTTATTTCTGGTGTTCAAATATTTCTGTGCTAACCACGGGAGCATTAGCCACAGTCCAGCTTGCTTGACACCGGGGCCTTGCATCATCCCCCCCAATTTACTTGTTTTAGTCCCACCCCCAACCAAGGCTTCTATATCATCAAACATTTTAGGTGTATCAGCCATTTATATACTTCCTCTCATCAATCCTAACATACCACCACTAACAGGGGACTGCGTAGACGATCCCATATTTCTATTTGACATTGCCTGTAGAGCGGCCATCAATAAAGCCATTTGTCTGTCCTGACTCTGCATAAAGGATTGCATTGCCATCGTATCCCTTGCTTCTCCACGTTCTTCCCTTTTGGCTTTAAGCAAAGATTCGGTATACTCCTTGGCTCTTGCTCTCGATTCCATTGTAGCTCTCTTGGTAGCCTCCGCAGAAGACTTTGCGACCTGCGATTCTAAACCTAACCGCTCCCGCATTATTTTTCGTTCCCCGGCTTTATCTGCTTGCCCCAATACTTCACTGCCAATCAGACCGGAGGCGATAAGTAGAGAAAGAAAATGTTTAGAATTATATAGAGCCTTTAATCCGGCTGGTATTTTTAGTGCCGCTGCTGGAATAGCCATTAGTCTGTGCCTCCCAAGTTAGGATATAATCTTTGATACATTGCATTTTCCTTTTCTCGGAGTTCCAAATCGTAACCAGCAAGTCCCTCAGTAGGCCATAGAGCAGGAACCTGTAGGGACTTTGTCATCTCCTCAAGAACCGCACTAAAGTCTCCCCCGGCTATTTCTTTATACCGAGTAGCCAATCCACCGATAGAACTATTATGTATGACACCAACGGAGTCATTAATAATGGAACCCACAGTCCTGTTTTCATCTCCACTTAATTTTTTAGTGCTATTAGATAATCGCTCAATCGCATCCCTCATCCGGATAGTATCCCGATAAGAGTCCTTCCAGAAATCAGCATCAGTTTCCGATGTAGAAGTATATCTTTTATCCAGTTGATTAGCCATTCCATTCAGGGCTGCCAAAGTCGCCCGTATTTTTTCCGGAGATACCTTGCCTTCTTGGATTTGTGATTCCAGGTTGTGTATGTTCTCAGGGGAAATATCCTCGACGCTAATTCCTGTTTCCTGCTCATCCAATTGAGATTGTAAAACTCCCATAGGGTTAGCAACTCCGCCTCTAATATCCTCTTTTATGGATTTTATATTTTTGTATTGCTTATACCCTTCTAATATAGGGACACCTGTAACCATATCCTTTATGACTTTCCCTTTTGAAGGGATTCTTCCTCGTATACTAACCGGGGTAGGCAAGTCCATTCTCTTGTCCAGCTTAACAGATTCCTCTACCCGTGAGATAGTTCTCTCATATACCGTTTTATCCTTATCGAATTTCTCGGCTTCCTGCTGCAAAACAGTTACGGCTTTTTCCTGTGCAGTTTCTTTTTGCATAGAACCTTTAATCATTGTAAGCATAGCATTAGTCGAGCGTTCTTGAGCGGTTAGATTTCTTTCGATTTCAAACCTGCGGAGGGATTCTCGCCTTTTATCAAGTTTTTCAAGATATTCCCTATCGTCTGCTTTTGAAGCATCCTGATATTCCCGTTCCAACTGTGCTTGCTCCGCCTGAAATAATTGATTGCTCTCGGTCATGGCCTTGGTAAATTGCATGTCCTCTCTACGGGACTTCTCGGCTTCGGCTGCTCGTCTATCATCTGCTTCTATTTGAGCCGCTTGAGTCTGTCGCTGTCCCTGAATTTGCATTGCAGTTCTATCAGTGGCACCTTGCTCTTGCATAACAGTCCTTGATGTTGCACCGGCTTCTTGCATAGCGGATAGTAATCTATTATTTGCCAAGTCCTTATTCTGGGCTAATGATTGCTGGACGAAGGGACTAATTTCACCTCCGGATTGAACGGGTTTGTCTTGTCCTCTCGGCATATTATTTTTTACTCCTTCCACTAACAGAATTGGACATTCTTGCTGACTTTGCGGAACCTGTTGACTGGTAAGGTTTCTGCCCAGTTTTCATATATTTTTCCCAAGTCTCAGCCTGTCCTGCTTGTGCGGTTGTCAAATCAGTTTGTGCCGCTGCTAATGCCCCTTCCCGTTCATTTATAGTCTGAGTCTGCTGCAAATCAGCCAACAACGTAATAAGCGGAGTTGCATCCATAGAGAAGGTAGGAGTTTCAATAATCCAGTTAGCTAAATTTTCTACCCCGGACATTTTCAATTGTTCTAATCCTGTTTGGAACTGGGCTACTTGGATATTATAAGAAGCCTCTGCTTCGGCACGATACTTTAACATATCCACGTGCTGTTGTTCCTGATACCCCAAATACATATTAGACTTTGTATTCGCATCCTCAACTAAACTCAAATATGTTTTTCCCTGTTCCTCCGCAAGTTGCTGATACGTTGCATGTATGTTACTCTGAATCGTAGCAAGTGTGACCTGTTTACTCTGTTGGAATTGCTGATACTCTTTGCTGTCTGTCCCATACGTTTCGAGAATATTACGTTCCTCGGCTTTCATAGAACCAAGTGAAGATTGCACCGCGGCTTGCATTGCATGGGCTTTTGAAAAGTCTCTGTCTTTAGCAATTTGAGAATTTATTTCATCCAGTTTGTCTAATGTTTCACTCACTCTACCTTTAGCAGCCTGAACATAATCATCCGCTTTCTCAGCCGCAGCCGAAAACGCGTCCCTTGTACTCGCGGCTTGTGTCTTAACTTGTCCCTGCAAGGCTTCTAAATTAGATAGAATCTGAGAGGTTCCACTCCCGGCCATCTCAAGACCCGTAGCTGCTTTTTCGGCCTGTTGTTTTTGGGTTGCAATCTGAGTTTGATAATTCTGCATTGCAGTTTCCCCCAGATTCCTGTAATTATCTTTTAATCCTGCTGCTGACTTAATCGCTGAATCCGGAAGATTTGCCCCCGCCACGTTTCTTGTTTTGGCTGCTGTTTCCTCTAATTTCTTTTGATAATCGGCATAATTCAAACCACCAGATTGTGGGGTTATATTAGTTGTATTGGTTGTATTATCTGCCATTATTTACTCCGCTTACTTGCGATTGCACCCAGTATAGTTGATACTGCCTTTTGCCTTTTCTCAAGCAATTTTAAGGCCGCCTTATATAGCTCTGGTTTTGTAGATTCCGCTTCCTGTGCCCTCATTAAAGTATCTGCAAGGCTTTCAACGTCATATTTGGGTTGTCCAAACAGCTTTTCTTCATTAGACATTGTACATTCTCCTATATTCATTATAGCATAAAGTCTCTAATTGTCAACTATTATCTTTACGTGAATCGGTCAAACTGAGGTTAAATTCTGCATCAGTTAGCTCAAAAGTTACTCCAGATGAAATTTGTTCAATATATGGTTCAAGGTCAATCCCATGCAGCCCCAAAGCCTCCGCAGAATCGTTAGGGTCTAAATCTATATCCAGATAGGCCACCGCTGCTTCTAAGGATGTGCTGCTGTTTCGGTACGCTCCAACCCTCCATTGGTTACAATCGTTATCATCGAACCCGGATAGCTTCCTGGCCTTCAATGAAACCCCTGCGACGATCCACCGATTGAATCTTGATATTTGCTCAGCTTGGAGAGGCCAGCATCGGACTGAGAAAGGAACAGGGCTGATACTATAAGTATCCCCCGTAGAAATATCATAATCGAATGGTGTTACAAATGTAATGACTTTAGTGGTATTATTAATTGTAGCGATTGTACGGCCACTTCCGGCGTTATCCCCCGTGGTCATATACAATTTTGTGCCGACCATATCTGCGTTCAGGGTGGCATTAGCGTCTGTAAGGGTTGTACTACTTGTAGCGGTCGCAGTACCGTTCAAGGTGTATGAGCTACTTATGTCCCACATCGTTCCAGAGCCAGATTCTAATACGTCTGGAGTCACAATCAATCCCGTTTTTGTCACAAAATATACGCGGTCATGGTCGCCGGTCGATATATCCTGTCCCTCAGTAACACCCACAAAATTAGCCCCATCCAGCATAGTACACACTTTTGTAGAGTGCCATATTATTATCATCTCCTCCCGCGAGACATTAAGGAAAAAGGAGGCGTTCAAAAGAGAATCGTATCCGCTCTTAACATCTGCTAAATCGGATTTCCAATCGTCAAAAATTACCCTGTCCACTGTGGTAATACTTCCCATACTACCATCGGTAGCGTTGAGAATAACCATCCCCACACCGGAAATCATAAAGATACTATTACCACTCGAATGGGCGGCTTCCTTACCAAGCAATCCCCGCTTACTATGTAGTCTTGTAAACTGGATCGGTTTTAATTTCCCTGATTTGAAAATATGCACAACAGAATTATGACTCAGTTGGAACATTGACTCCCCCGCAGGTATAAACCGTAGTGGCCTCCCGTCCTCTGGGTCTCCCTTTCGTACATTGTAGGTGCTAAAATATTCCGGGGACGCATGTTCAACACTGCTAAATAAAGTATCATACCCCCCATTAGATGATGCCGCTTGAGCCATATATGTTTGGTCTTCGTATCTCCCAATCGAACCACTCTGCGGAGGCGTACTCACAATATCTTTCTCCGGGTCATACATCGTTTGAAACGGTAGGGCTTCATCCACCAATGTCCCTATATTGGCTTGCAGAGAATCCCATGCCCCAGATGTAGCCCAATTTCCAGTCTTAGCTATTGTTTGTTCCAAGTAAAATATGGCTCCAGAACTTGTGGTGGAATCGCCCAAATCAATTGTACGGAATATATCAACTGTATCGAATAAGGCTGCGAAATCTGCATATTCCTCCCCAGAAACTACGGCATCATTATCTGGAAAATCTATTGTTATTTTTACCTGCGTTTCTGGATCGGATGTAACAACTCCTCCTCCAGTTAAAGTGGCTCCCGAAACAGATATATCATCTTGATTGGCACCACTTTCTGTCTTGGTCAAAGTATAGGCATTACCAGCCGTCCCTCTCACTATGGCTTCAATAAATACACTTGCGGATTGCTTAGAAGCCGTTACAACTGCGGAGGAATCCTCATTAATGGCATCCGCTAAAGCTTGGCAATGGTCGGAAATAGTAGACAAGCCGGATATATCTACCTGAACATCCCCTGCATAAGAGTCATCGTCATCGGCTTCATAGGTTCTTCCATTTATTGTTATAACGTCTCCGTCCACAAATAAACCAGAATCACCCCCCGCAGCGGAAAAGCTTATCGTCCCTGTGGCTTTGGTTGTTTTGAAGTGGTCGAGGTGTACTGTAAGGGGGGCACTAAGAGCACTATATATTCCCCTTGAGGAGGAGTAAAATCTCCAAGCTACCTGATATGTACCATCGCCCCGAAGCTGGTAGTCCGTATCAACTGCGGAGGTATTTTTGGTTACGGCGGCAAGTTCTGCATTGAAATTTCCTGGTCCAGAAGATACTGCTGCTAAAGCACTACCAGTCCAGTATATTGTTTTAGTTTCTTTAGTATCAACGGCAACGAGAAGAAATGCACCATCTACAGCACAGTCGATTTCAAGACTGGATGTTATATCATTTCCAGCAGCCCATATAGCAAGTACCGACCAGTTGCTACCATTATCAGAAGTATAAACTAAATCTATCTGTTGATTTGTAGTATCGTTCTGGCTATCCCATCTGATTACAAAGCCTTGGTAGGTAGTTGATGTATTGCGTTTCTGGAAGGTGACATATTTGATAAAGTCTGGACCATTATAAGTATCTATATCCCCCAAACCAGAAACACCATCCAAATCAACAACTGATTTGTTGCCATAATATTTACGCAAACCACCATTGAATCTACCATCCACTCCAGATAGTCTTCCGAAAAAACCAACCCCAACTTGGTTAGGAGGTTTAGACTGGTCCATCGCGGGACTTCGGAACGGGTAACTCAAATATGGACGATCTTCTGCCATCTTATTATCCCAATAAAAACATTATCAATGCCATTTTAATTACGTTAATGATTTTTGCCTTTCCCTGGCAGTCCTCTCGCCATAAGCAATCAGTTTGTTTACACTCAAACTTTTTGGTTCCATAACAAGGCTCATATCCTTCCTTATTTTGTATCTCCCTTATAATCTGTAATTTATTTTTCCCTGCGGGGTCAACTCCTTTTGTAAAAGCTATTCTATTTATTTCTTCTATTTTCATTTTTAATCCGTAAGGTCAACTATTTGTAAAGTGTCCCCATTCACTTCTAATCTATAATATTTACCTGTTCCTCCCTGGTCTTTTAATATAATCCCCTTCCATGCAAAAGGAGTATCATCATTATTTTTTCCTAAGTAATAGGTATTATCAGTCATGGGTTGAATATCGCCTTCAACCTGCATTAATCCAGTATTACCTTCAAGGAAAACTAAAGGACTTCCACTTCCATTCTGAATATATAAATCATTTGTTCCAATAGTTAATAGATATGTCTTATTGTTATTGCTAACTCCAAGGATGGAATATGGCCCACCACCTGCGGAGTCTTTCCACTGTTGAAATTGGTTATTACTCATCACAAGGTCTTGGGTACTATATAGTTTAGATCCATCATAACTTAATACGCTATCAGCAAAACCGCTTGCGGACATATACGGAATATTTCCATTTGTCACGCCTGATAAATCCAATCCGGTTAGTGTAGGAGTATCATCAGTCCCAAATCCTAAATCATCTGCTGTAACGGAATGAGGATTACCGGAAGTAAGTTGACTATGTGTATAAGCATCATCCCAATTTGATATGTTAAGATTGCTTCCTGTAATAGTTCCTTCAACATCAAGATTTGTGTCGCCAGGGTCGTCTCCGTCTCCAACATTTCCAGAACCGATAGTAATGCCACCGGATGCAAATATACGTATCCTTGTAGTACCACTTGTAGTAGTATTATTTGCCGCAGTTCTAAAATAAATAGATGTAGCTGCGTTCATAGAAGCTGTGCCGCCACCTATCTGTATTGTATTTGTGGTAACATTGGTATTAGTAGTAAATACGGCCACTGGTTCTTCATTGGTATCATAATGAAGTGCACCAAATCTGGAATTTTTAGCTGCACCATCTGTATTTATATCTGTGAGAATAAGCTGAATCTTTCCTGTTGCATCGTTGGAATTAATCAATATACTTGGAATAGGAGTAGGTGGTGCAGTTAAATCCACTGTGATTGGACTATCAGCGAAACCACTTGCTGACATATACGGCACATTACCATCTGTTATTCCAGTTAAGTCAAGACTTGTCAAAGATACAGAAGTTCCTGTAGCTATTAAAGTTCCTGTGACATCCGGCAAAGTTAATGTCCTTGCTGCCGTAGGAGTCCACGAAAGTGTTCCTAAAAAACCATTATCAAATATTAATGACTTAGCTCCTGCCTCTTGGTCCCCTATAGTAAAACTATTTTGTGCTGTTCCGTACTCATCCCCTGTTAGCCCTCTTGCTATAACTTGTATAGCTCCAACAGAAGCATCATCAACCAAAACTGTTCCTATTTCCTGTGTAAGATTAGGATGAGAAGGAGGAGTTATTCTAACCAGTCCTGCAACAGTATCATGCACATATAAAATATCACCGACAGATAATGAGCTTGTATCTATATTTTCTAAAAGTCCAACTTGCATTACTCTGCCATAAGCACCATTAGCAATATCTTCAATAGTAACACCTATTGCTGGCATAGTGGTACTTGAATTTGATTTAGCTAATGCAATAGTAGGAAAATTATTATAATTGCCAGAAGCATAAACTACTCTATTGGAAAGTATTGTATCTCCTGAATCATTATAAACAAGAATCATACTATCACGCAATACTTCTCGTTTCATTCCACCAGAATCAAGATATTTATATACTGAAAACCCCTGAATGTCTTCGACATATAATCTTAATTTATTAGTAGCAGGAGTTGCAGGCTCAGCTATTTCAGCTATGTCTATATAGCCGGTTAAAGTATTATTTACCCATGTGGGACTATCCCCAGTTCCTAATCCCAGAGAAGTCCTCGCCGTATTACCGGATTCGTAAGCAAAAATACCCTCCGCAGTTCCAACTAAAAAGTCCCCATTTCCGGTTACTGCTCCTAACGTATTTAGGTCGTCCAGTACGTCTCCCTGCGTTTGTCCTCCCAAGGTTGATAATGCCGTACCAGCGTCTTCTGCTTCCATCAATCCTCTAATAAAGGATGTGAGCGTATTTTCCGAAACAGAGACCTCAGAATACCAGCCTGTATTCATAAATATTTCATTATTGTCCGTTGTATTGGCAACCGTTCCTAATTTGCCATCCCCTGAAATACTTAATCGGCTTCTAATATCAGATGTCGCTGGGATATATTGCTTCAACCATGTAGAGCCAGATGTAAAGGACATATAGAAATAATCTGTAGATGATTTTGAAACCATCATTATTTTTCCATTATCGCATATATCACATTCGTCCCATGCAACATTTTCCGATAAAGGACTTTTCGCCGTCCAAGTAGCTCCGTAATCGGTGGATACATAACAACTTTCAGACGCATTTGTAGAATTTGTCCCTACAATTATAACATTTAATCCGTCACTACTTATGGCTATGTCACTTGGGGAATATGTATCCCCATCGGCAGGGTCTATTGAAGCCCAAGATGTTCCTGAATTTGCAGACCGATATATATTTCCAACCGAATCCCAAACAATAATATAAGAACCATCAGAGCTACAAATTATTTTAACCCAATCCGTTGTAGAATCGGAATCCGGTAATTTTTGAGAAAAAGAAGTGCCAAAATTAGCGGATAAATAAACTCCTTTGTTTGTAGCCAAAGCGACAAATAAACCACCGCTTCCAAGACAAGCATTATTTATAGATGGCAAAGGATCAAAATTCCAATCGTCCCCCGTAGTTGTACCTACGTCATTGACGGCATCCACCCGCCAAAAAATTTCCGAATTGGTTGGGTATGCTCCAAATATTGTGGCTAATTCCTCCGCAGATGTTTCATATGATGTCCCCTCCTGGGCAGATGATACAAGTTGAAGGTCTCCTTCCAAGCCTATATAAACATTGTATGTATCGGTATTCCCCCCATCCTCCCATGAGAGAGTTAAATCGGAAAAGTCTATATATGTCCCGTCATCTGCGGGGGTAGGATTTGTTGGTTTAATTGCGGGAGCCGCAATATAACTTCTAATTCCAAATTTTCTTGCCCCACCGGCATAAAATAATGTATATCCATCTGTGAGTGCCCCCGATGCGTCATTATAATTAGTACCTGTGCAATCTAAACTGTATCCGTATCTATAACCAGATGCCCAAGAGGATGTATATAACCATCCTCGTTCCGCGGAGGTTGGGTAATACGGTTCTTGCTGGAACCACTCCCAGTCGGCATCCATCCAGCCACCTTCCCCAATAGAATATATGCGGATTTGTGTTAATTGGAACTGGTCTCCAGCCCCATAGATATATAAGCCATAGAATCCACTATCAGTTATTGTGATTGGAGTATCGAATGTAAAAGTAGTATAAACCTCCTCATTCCAATTCCCGTGCTCCGGCAAATCTGCTGCGTCTATCGTTTTGTAGCCCAATAAAGTTCCAGTAGAAGGGCTAACAGTATATGCCCGTACAGCATGAACCTCTACCGTGATAGTAGTCGCTGCTCCAGTACTCCCCCTCGATAACCATAATTTAACTGAATCTATAGTAGTGGCCATATTCTTTATTCTGAAATAGTTATTTCAGCCCAATTAGCACCGTAATCGGTTGTAGCCCATAGCTTCCCATTTATACGATTGTCGTCCCCCAACACCACGGCTTTACCTGCGGAGGCCGAACAACTCGCCGCAATAAAATCTTCCGTATCTGGATTCTTTTCCGCCCATGTATCTCCGGAATCAGTTGATACAAATATTCCTGCATCGGCGGCTATTATAACAAAGGAACCATCTTCGTCCATGTCGATTTCGTTCCACGAATTGACGGTGCCATCAACATCTAATTTTTCCCAAGTCTTTTCCCAGTAAATATCAGTGCTATCCGCGTATAGTATAGTATCAGAATTTGTCCATTCGTTGGCAATATACTCAAGGGTACTCTTTAGAGATGCTAAAAAGTTAGAGTTTGCAAAAGACGTGCCTGGAACACCCTGTAGTCCCTGTGCTCCTGGGGGACCTGGAGGTCCTTGGGGTCCAATTAAACCCTCTAAATTATATGTTAGATTTGTGCCTCCACTAAGGGAATAGTTACTTATATCCGACAATAGCCTGTCGTTACCGGAGGCTATGGTAGATGGTCCGTATTCCTGATAAGTTCTCGCGGTCGCCCCACCGCCCCAAGGGATTGTTATACCAAGTCCATCACCGGATTGGGGTTGGTCTATCCCTGCAATAAAGTCTCCAGTTAAATTGGGCGAGGAGATTCCGAGGTCTTCTGACTCCCCCGATACTCCAAATAATTCCGGCATGGTTCACCTTAGAAACGTCTATATCTTTTATTATCAAATGAATCCATTCGACCTCTTGGAGCCTCTGTCATATTTGAATAGTATGCCGTCAATCGAACATTCCTTAGTTCATTCCTATAAGCATCAAGAATAGTCGATGCTCTTTTCTTATTCCCCTCGGTAGACATTAATCTATATGCAGTGTAAAGGGCAACAACCATATCCATTCCTTTGTGGATAGCAGGTGCAATCTCATAATAAATATAGCCATCATCCGTAGTAGGAATGGGACTTAAAGGAACATCCAAGACTGCTTTCCTTGTAGTCTCATCATAATCAGTTATATTTCTTTCCTGCAAATAGTTTCCAGTTATAACCGAACCGTCAACGCCAAGCATCCTCACAACACCACCAGCATAGGCTTGGTGGTGCGTATCTAAAGTACCAGCATTTGGAGTTGCTCCAAAAGTAATCTCGTCTCCGTCACTATTAATAGTACATACTCCATTATGCAATCTTGCGATCCCAGATGGCAACCATTCCGCTATGAGTTGCGTTCCGACTCCAAGAGTATCTACGGCTTGGATATGCAACGTATTCCCTTCGAGCCATATCCTCTGCCCATAAGGATTATACCTACTCCTACCATCGTAGAATACCTTGCATCCAGATTCAGACAAATCATAAACAGCATACAAAGAACCCATGACATGGGGCAAGATATACTCAGTCGTATTTGCTGCTATAGTTATTTCCTGCTTAACTACCGCAGGTGTTTTTGAATTTCTATTTATCTCATTAAGTACAATAATATATGCCTTCTCAAGATGCTCTATTATTCTTGCATCAGTATATTTGGCACTAACATTCGGCTCATCTACCGCCTCTCTCACCTCGGCTATCGCCCTCGACAAGAAGCTATCCGAATAGAAGGACGAACTTCCCGAACTTACTGCGGAGGCTATGTCTTTTGTAAAGGACACTGAACCTGCGGCGGCTGTAAAGTATGCAGATGCGAAGGTGTATCCGGCCAACCGGCAGAAGATATAATAAGTTGTATATTCGAGATTGAAAGTGACTTGTCCATTTGAGTCTGTAACTTTGGTTCCGGCGACAGAGCCACTTCTGTCATTACTTGTATTAACCCAAACGGATACTCCTGACAAAGCGGAGCCTCCAGTTGTACGGATTGTGATTGTGACTTCATAATCTCCTACTCCTGCTTGGTTATATCTATTTTGAATCGAGAAAGTTCCTCCGCAGAATCGGACGGTTTGACTGTTTACTGTAACAGCATTGACCATAACCATATAGTCGTTTCCTGCCGCATAGAAATCAGAATCGGTATCATCGCTCAAATCAATAGATACTCCGTGACATCCTGTAGCTCCATCCACGTCAATACCGTCTGTATCGAGCAACGCGTATCCAGAGTCGGAACTTCTCTGCGTCATAGACCCATTTTTATATACTTCAATATCTGTTACGGCAAGTCCGGATTGCGTTATGGATTCATCGGATGCTCCAAACGTATTCCAGAATAAATAAACTGTGCCACCTGCCGCATAGTCACCGAGATAAGGGGGAACATGTATCATTATATTATACCCATTTTGTCAATAAATAAATACCAATTGTAAGAGCTACCGGGATACTTCCACCCAATAATCCCCATACAGAACTTTTCACTTTTAATCCGGCGATGTCTACACGTAATTCGGTAATCCTATCGTTTAATTTTGTGAAGTGACAATCTATCCATTCTCGTTCTTTATTATTAAGAGCCATGTTTTTTCTTCTTTCTTGCTTCGCTTATTGCTATTGCAATTATCTGAGACCTGCTTCGGGGCTTACCATTTGCACCACGTTCTTTGCCTTTACGCTTGTTATCGCGATACAACTCCGATATATTTTCAGACACACTTCCTGTTAGGGGCATATTAATATACCATCTTCATAATTATATTCCATCAATCCAGATAAATCTAAAATGTCCCTATCATATATGGGAAATATGAATGACGCCTCTTGTCCAAGTCCATTGCACATTATCCCTATTAGCATATCCTTATAGTATACCCCCCCACCTGAGCATCCACCATAAACTACAATATCAGTCATAATATATGGAACCTCTGGGTCAAACCAAAGGCGGTATAGTTGTAATTTTAATATTTTACCTTTGGAGATAACATCATCATAAACACCCATAGGGGTGCCTACACTTACCAGGTTATCACCATCATTTAGTATACCCATAAAATCTATGTTGGCACAAGTATCGGATTTATGATTTACTTTTAAGATAGCAATATCGTGGTTAGGGTCAAAAAATGCACATACAACAGGAACTATTGTGCCATCATCAAAAATCACTCTTGCGCTTATGGAACCGTCTACTACATGCAATGCCGTAATAATTATACCGTTGGCATCAATAATAACACCGCTTCCTACAGTGTGTAGCTCCTCGCCGGTATGAAGGATATAAGTTGCTTCAACAACAACATTATTTCCTTTTAATTCATCTATTGGGTAAGGGACAATGCAACATGACAATACCCCCACACAAATCGTTAAGATCAATATTACCACGAGGGTACATGTAGTTACTCGCCCATTTTTATTCTTGCCCATCTTTCGGTCTCCTGTTCGTTTTCGTCTTGCCTACGGTGATAGTAGTCACTCTCGGCGTTAGCAATTGATACACTTGTCTCTCTGGCCGTAAGAGGCCGGAACAATCTCATCCTTAACTCTACGGATTTAACCCTGTTAAAATTACCTAATGATTTCCCAAGATTCATAGAATCCACAAAGACATTTCGTTGCGGAGTTAGAAATTCTATAATGCAGAAGACACCTAACTTTTTGTACCTGATAACCGCCAAGTGTCTATCGTGTTCCTTACCCAACCTCTTGATATAAGCTCCTATGTCCCCCCCGACAAAGGTGTGCTCTTTATGATTAAATTTACTTGTCATTCCAAGCATGATTATTCCTCCGCAGGTTTCATACTCCCGCCAAGTCTCGCTTCCGGCAGTGGTTGTATCGACATCAATATTGTATTTATTGCTCTTAGATTCTGCAAGCCCCCCATCTTTAGGGCCGCGTCACATAAAGATTGAATTGCCTTTGCCCCGTTTGGGCAAGCCATAATTACCATGCCCTGAGGCTGCGGAGGTTTTACTGGATTAGTTGGTTTTTCTTTACTCATTTTCCTTGTCCTTTCTTTCTTAATTTAGCAAGCTCGGATGCTAAATCAGTACCATAATTCTTTTTTGCCGAACTTTCTATAGCCTTAGTTCTCATCGTTTTAACGGGTTTCTTCTTTCCCTTCCTCGCCCGTAGAATAGACAATATTACCTTATCCATCAATGACGGCTTATCAAATTTATCTTTTTTCATAATATAATCCCAAAAATAGGTACTTAGTATTTTGTTTTTATGTTTTACTGATACTTAGCTCTCATATCGGTGGCAATTGTTTTCCCTGTATCGTTCATATAGTATATCTCGTCTCCCTTATCCAAGACAAATGTAATATCTTGATTTACCTTCCCAAAATCTACTATGAGAAGAAAATCTTTTAACCTGACCCCTTGGTCGTCGGTATTAGGAATTACACAAGACCTAACACAGTCAAAAAATCTATCTGAATCCTTATCTTTATTTCTAATTCTAACTATCATAATGCTACCTACTTTCTCTCTATATAACTAAGTACCTATCTTTATGCTCTGTCTGGATAACCGAATAGTTGGAGTCCAAATGCCCCATCGGTTTCAGCAATACGAACTGGATTGTTTCTACCCACTTTAATTGCATGGGGAAAAACGACGACCGAATTAGGTATTACTCCATTTGTATTCAATATACCCGTATTATATTTAATTGTTTCCTTTAATGTATGAGGGTCTATTGGAAGTCCCTCGCCATCAAGCCATACTGTGCTTGAAGATGTCCCATCATTAGAGCCTACCAAATCTCCATGGGCTGTTCCTGTACCTTCATCGAGGTTCCAAGCTGCGGATAATCCCGTTTCAGTTCCAATAAATTTACTACCGGCACCGTCCGCATATCGAGTGGCTATTTCAGATGCAGAAAGAATCTGTCCCTTATAGAGACCCAAAGCACTAATTGAGAACGTCTTTGAAGCCTCTCCGACTATAGTTAAATTGGTAGAACCTCCTGTGATAGAACCTACGCCGGATATGTCCCCTTGGGCAGACCCCAGTTGACCATCAATATAGATAGAAAGACCATCCGTTTCTCCAGCTTCGATATTTATGATTACATGGTGCCATACGTTGTCGTTTATGGTATTGATACTTGTAATCGTGACGTTATGGGATTCTGTGCCATCCCCAACTGTAATTGTTAATTTTCCTGCGGAGTTAATAGCAACAATATATCCTTGATGTGACCCGTCATGCTTATGAAGAATCTTAGCTACACTAATAGCCGTTGCAGCAGCTTTAATTCCGAACTCAATTGCGAAATTCTCCTCCGCAGGTTCCAGAGCAGCGTTATCTGATACAGTAAAGGAATCAGCGGCTTCTGCAAATTGAACAGCGGCACGTCTGATTACAGAGAACCCATCTGCGGAGCCTCCACCTGACATAACGAATCCGGTTAGATACCAACTAAGATTGGGACCGGGAGAATCGGCTAACTTAGTAAAAGCAGCCGAACCAGCATTGGTATGATTAATCGGCCATCCATCACTTGGTTTTAGTATATTCATTTTATTACCTTTTATCTAAAAATATTAATCATCTCAAATTTACTTATGTTTCCATCTTCCTTTACGACAATTCCCATTTTCTCCATGTGGGCACTATTTTGTTTTTCAAAGTCCCTTTCGATAGTATAGATTCCATCCCCAATATCATCAAAGATGAAAATATCTGATTTGGTTCCGTCATTAAATATAAAATATCCGGTGACATTTAAGCCTTCCAAGAATCCTTTAGAGGAGTAAAATAAACGATAACTCCCCTCGTTTTGATTGACTATATTTATAGCCATGAGTAATCATACATTAACCAATCATTGGGGCAGAACTTGGAGAAATACCGTCTATCTGGTCGGAGATAGATTTCAAATCGTCCCCATCCGCACCACGGATACTTGACTCGGCGGAATCTAACTCCGCCTTAGTTGGGCCATCATAATCCCCAAGGGCGGTATCCACCTCAGAATTTACCTCCGCAGGTGAAATATTGTTTAGGTCGTCCACCTTTGCCTCTATGCTTGCAGCAGTTGCTCCAACCGTTGAGATATTGTAGTCCCCGATAGAATAATCCCTTATGACATCCCCCCCCTTGCTATCAGTAATATGGACAGACCAGTTACCATTTTCATCGGGGGTGAATTCTTTACTCCATCTATCGGAAGAACCCAGTTGGGTCATCGCTCCAGATTGTGCCGCATCTTGGGTATCGGTTTCGTCATAGACGTCCATATTTACAGATGCCGAACCTGGAATAGCTCGGTAAAGAATACGAATTGCTTCATCCTTTTTATAATTCTTTTGTCCCATTTTACTCTCCAAAAAAGGAAGAAAGGTAGCCCAAAGGTAAGGGCTACCCCTCAATCCTAATTGTTATTGTTACGGAGTGGCAACTACGTTTCCATTTGCACTGAGCGGAATCCACTCACAATAGAAGTCCATAGTTCCCTGTGTTAAATCATCTGCGGATATGGTAAGGATTATGTCTAATCCACCAGGGATGACAACCCACTCATCGGCCAATTCTGCCCCTACGCTATCCGCTGCGACTGTTTTTGTCCAACAGAAGTTGGCATCGAAGGCTGTATGGTCTGCCGCATCTTGCACACAAAGAAGTGCTGTATTACCAGCGACTCCAACTTCCAAGGTAGTTGTCCCGCTTGTAGAATCAATTTGAGTTCCGACCACACCACAAACACGAGCTAAAACGGCTCCTGTCACTGTGAATAAAACTTCACCGGTATCCATGCCAGTCATGTCGCCAGTGGCTTTTACGGCTATCCTTTTTGCTCCAGGCTCTATTACGGCTGTATCCGCTTCAATAGCGTCAATAGAATCTTGTGTTGCCGTTAACAGATTTGCACCGCTGGCCCCCGTGAGAATATTCAAGTCGGCCTGTGCTACACCAATTGCATCGGCAATAGCCTCCAGCGAATCAGTTGAATTATCGAACTCACTGGGAACGGCTGGATCAGCTTTTACAAGTATTTTGGCCAGAATTGAATCCGTAGCACAATTTTCAGGATATACCTGTGTTGCCCCGTCCAGCTTCAACAGATGGTCTAAATCGTCTGCTTCTATCGCAACCGTACATCCTGTCCCAGCGGCCAGTGCATCAGATATGGCTTCCAACGAATCTGTTGAATTATCATATTCCGACGGCACTGCGGGGTCGGCTTTAACTAAAATCTTAGCGATGATTGAGTCGGTTGCACAATTCTCAGGATAGACTTGAGTGGCACCATCTAATGTGAGTAAGTGGTCTAAATCATCAGCCTCAATTGCGACAGTACATCCTGTTCCTGCTGCTAAGGCATCCGCTATTGCCTCAAGAGAGTCCGTTGAACAATCAAAATCACTTGTACCATCTTTTTCCAAAATATCCTGTAATGATCTTGCCGTAGGGGTCGCTGATACTGCGGTATTCAAGTTGGTTGTATTGTCGATAGCGGAGATAGCGTCGGCTATAGCCTGTAAGCTATCCGTTGTATTATTATAAGTAGATGCACTCGCTGTCCCACCACTACCAAGAATATAAGCCAGAATACTATTATCGGTAATTCCAGTCGGATAATTTCCTGTTCCACGTGCAACTTCAATCAATGCTTCTGCATCTTCTGAATCTACACCAGCATCCACATTTCTGGTATATTTTGCAAACGTACTTGAGTTGTCGAAACTATAGTTTGTTCCGCTTGTATCAATCGAGCAATCTTCCACAATATGATTGACACCCGCAGCAGCTTCTACGATTCCGCCTGTTGCATAAGGGCCATCAATTATGACATTCTTAAAGGTCAACCTATCAGATGCAGCTGCGATATTAATTCCATGAGTTGCTTCCGCCGCGGAGGCATGTGCTAATATTTTCACATTCTCAAAAATACAATCATGGTTTCCTGATTTGAGTTCGATGGCTTTTACGAATTCATCATCTCCAGAGCCGTCCTCTCCAATCATAAATTCTACGTCCTTCATTCTGAATCCAGTTATACCAGATTCAACGTCAACTCCAATTAGGACTGAATCTGTTGAAGGAAGTAGTTTGATATTTTCGATACTGACATCATTAGCTCCAATATCAATACTTGAAGCCGCATTGTCAAAATCTATCCTTGGGGTTAATGACCCCTGTCCAAGACCTATTACTCGGACACCTGCGACATCAAAATCAATTGTTGCCGCGGCCAAACTTTCATTGTGTCCCGGAGCTACAAGTATTACAGAACCTTCGTCCGCCGTACATAAACCTATGGCATAATCAATTGTTGCCAATGGGACATCAAATGAATGTCCGTGTTCGCCGTCATCGACGTCTGAGGCATTAGTTGCTCCACTGTCTACAAACAGTATTTGAGCTTCTGCCTGATATTGTACGCCAAGACTTGCAAGTCGGGCCATAAAGTCCCAACCGTATTTGTGAAGTAAATCTTTTACTCTTAATGGATTTGTTGCTGCCATTATTTTACCTTTCTAAATCTAAACTATTCTAATGGTAAATAAAATGGGGAAGGCTAAAAAAACCAAACCAACCAGAAAGGAGGAAAGAAAATGAACCTATGATAACGCCTTCCCCATTGTCATTCAAATGTTAAAGAACACCCTCCGCAGGTTAATATCCCACGAAGGTTATTGCTTTTACGTCATTGTGGCTTCCGTGAGGCCTGTGAATTTTAATCCTCTGGGGTCTTCCGGACAAATTAGCTGGTGATACCAGAACGGAGCCTCAAGTAAATCCATCGGTCTACCGTTTGAATCGTGAGCTACAGAGAATACATTACCACCAGAACCACCAAGGGTATTCAAGAATTCAAGTTCCGGTCCCATGTTGGCATCTGTACCACCAATCCGAGGCGGACCATATCTCTTGACGTTGTCCCCACCGAATTTCATGCCGTACAGTGTCTTTGACAGGCACATCGGACTCATAATCCAGTCGAAAACTCGGCCACCAAACTCATAAGAGATTTGAGACCATCCGCCACGGAGGGCAAGAGCCTTACCAGTTCTCTCATAATTTTGACGATTGTTATACAGGCTCGCCGATTTCAACCACTGTTGCTGAACACCCTGAGTTGTGATTATGGTATCCAAGGTCTCGCCGGGGTAGGCATCCAAGTAACCACCGATATAGTTGTTAAGTATATCGTCGGTAAGAGACTGATTTATGGCCTTTACTTGACTTTTGAACATACTGTATAAATCAAGATCGAGACCACTTGCCAGGTTTGCTCCGCCAAGGATTGAACCAGAATCCTTAATCCAGTTGTTAATTCCCCAACTGAATTGTGGACGTGAACCACTGGTATAAGTCGTTGTATTTGCCGCACAAATCCAGTCATCAGCCGCACCTGGAACTGTTGGGCTTGTACGATAACCAGAATCAAAGTCCGGCAATCCACCTGTACCTGTATCTACAGGCCACAGTGTAATTTTCTTGCCGAGGTAATCGACATCTGCAACAATCAGCATAATATAGTTAGCTGTTGATGTCGCATAGTTTCTTACATCTGCACCCGTGGTGGCTGTACCATTTTGAAGGGTTCCACTACTATCCGCAACAATATCGATACGCTGACCCTTTTCAAAGTTAGCTATTCTACCATATTGCTCATCGAGTGTAATGACGATGTAATCAGACCATACGGAATGTTCTGCAATAGCAGATATTCTACCAAGAACCTGATTTACATAAGTTGACGAGTTAACTACCTCATGGCTAAAGAAACTCGAAGCCTCGTATTTCAATTTTTGTTTTGCCACAGCCATCAAATCCCTACGGATTTTCTTTAGCTGTGAAGCACTAAGAGTATCCAACTGTCGCCACGCCACCGGAACACTATAGTTACCATTAACTTTGTGCAGAGTTAATTCCCTTTTAACTTCGCCGGTGTGGGGCACCTCAGTTGCTTTCGGGAATATAGATAAATTAGAGGCCGCATCACCTAATGCAAGCATCTGAGCCTGATTTCCCGATATACTCGACATTCCCGGACCAAGGGCATCACCACTCTCAAACGAACCAGCCATACCAGTACCGTAGAAGTGGAGAACCTTATATCCCTTGCCCAAGCCTTCCTGCGACTTAACGCCCATCGATGTTCTTTTAATTCTATCGAAAACAGGAGCCACTTCGGGTTCCAGTTCGATGAACATTCGAGGGAGTTCCTCGCGGGTAATATCATTTAACAAGTCTACAGCTTGTGTCATCGTTACATCCTTTCAATATACACGTTACATACTTAGTATTAGTGCAACATACGTTACACCAAACGCATATAGCAAAAAGGACTCCAATTTTACGGGTTATTTCTTGTTGTTCATCAAACTTCGCATCATCTGTATCCCCTTCTGGGAATATCTTTTAACGAAGTTTTCTTCTGCACCTTCTTCTAATGCACCAACCCGTGTAATTGGTTTATCGGATAGAACTTCCGAAGGTAACGTCTGGCCTGGCCCAAGTCCCAAAGCGATGGGATATTGTTCCGGCTTGTTTGGGATACCGAACCTGGTAAGGTGGGCACGTATCTTTTGAACACTCGCCGCCACAAGTTCCGCCCCAAATTTGCTTCCATCCTGAATCTTCCTCAAAACATCCTCTGCTACCAAATCATTAATAACTTGAAGGCGGTCATCACCACCTTCTCCTATCTTCATTTTACCAAAAATCTCATCTTTGTCAACAGCTTTTTTGGTTTCGCCCATAATATAGTCTCTTGCAGCGTTAATTTGCTGTTGTTTAGAGTATTCCAATGAAACCCTTGCCTCATCGGGATCGAAACCCAAAGCCTCTTTCAAGTCCTCCTTTGACAACTTAATTCCACCTTTTCCACTCCCTGCGGGGGGAGTACCATCCCCATCTTGCAATTTTGCCATAAATTCGTTTGAATCTGCTCCCAGCATACCAGCAAGCTCCTTTACTTCCAATTCAGTAGGCACATGGTTGGGGTCTTTCATCCGCTCAACTAAGTCCAAGAATCGGACGGCATCAGCCGCTTCTTTTTTTATTTTATTTGCTTCCTCGAATCGCTTCTCGGCACCGCTGGCCTTTTGTGCCAGAGTCTTCATTTCCTCTATAGTTACCCGCCTTTTTTCCCCATCAACGGTCAATTCATAAGAATCCTCCGCAGGTTGTTTTTTGCCCTCGTCGCCTTCCTTTTTGGCTCCACCGCCGTCTCCCCCTTTTCCCCCTTTAGAGCCGTCGTCATCTCCACCGCCCGGATTTGGATTATTGGGGTCGCTATTGGGGTCGGTATCAAAAAGAAAACTTAAAGGCCGATAAAAACTGAACATTCGTAAAAACTTATCCATCTGTATTTCTCCTAACTAATTAGAATTCTGGTTGAACAGGCTGCCCCAACGAGGCTGCAGCAATATCTTCTATGTATGGAAGCTGGTCTGGCATTTGTCCCATTGCAGCTTTATGTTCGTCTATATGGGTATAAAATTTATTCCTAACATTTGCGGAGGCTGCAAAAAATTCAGGTCGGGCAACAAACGCTTGCAATACAATCAGATGTACTCGGTGTAAATCGTTGGGGGCTACCTTAACATTGTCCCCCGGAGTTTGACCATCCGCGAATAGTTGAATATTTTCAAGCATCGCCCTACGATAATTTTGCCAACTTACTTCGTCCCCAACAGGTAGATTGAGTCCTTTTTTCCTCACAGTCCAATTAAACTCATCTAACGTAATCCTATTTTCTGCAAGGGCTTCCTTTATCTCCATTTTTTCCTGTTCCTTAGAGATAGGAACTTCGGAGGCAATCGTAACCGATACCTCATCTGGGAAAGGAATTGCATTTTGTGACAGGCTAAGTGTCCAAGACTCGGAATCGAGAACAATCCCCGCAAGAGAATCATCAAGGCTCGTGATATTGACTACCTTCTTATCATCCCAAGAATCCTTCAAAATACGCAACAAAGCCCTATAAACTCCGGATAATCCACATGCAATACTTTTAGCCGTGGGCGAAAGTGGAATACTGGATGTTTCGTATAAGAATCCAAATCCCTTGGCAGAATCAGAACGTCCCGGAGCCTCTCCGCTCATAAGGGAACTCGGCTGATTAGCAATCTTATCCATCATCTCCGACGCCACGTTGAGAGCCTGTAGTTGGGGATTCGTCATTTTAGCTGGCATTATATTTTCAGGCTTCAAGTCCGGACTGGTATAGTCCGGTTCATATACGATTCTCTTTATCCCATCCTGTCCTCGAAGTGCTTCGGGAGGAGTTCCCAGGGTAGCTGGCCAAAGCTGTAATCCATATAAATCAAAATCAGCTACCGATTCAAATATACTCGATAATGCTTCTTCAATCTTATTATTCAAAGGGATAAGTTGGTCAACATAACTTCTGCCCCAGAAACTACCTATAGTGACGTCCCTGATTGTACGTATAGGCATGTGATATTTGGACGCTGTATGGTCGAATCTTGCAAGCTCCTTTAGCTTAGTCATCCCGGCATAAATCCTGTATTCAGCCAAATAGCCATCACTGGTCTCTGTCCAAATCTCTATCAACTGTGTAACCGGGACATCGTGCTCGTCTTTTACTTTCTTCCCACCACTGCCTTTCCAATTGCCAGAGTTAGATTTAATATAAAATCCACCTCCCGTAGCAGTAGCCGTTGTGAGGCCACTACCGTTAGAATCAATATCTATCGGCATATTTCCCGCGGGGACCTTAATATCGTCCATGCCGCTATAGGCCTTATTTCCTTTGGGGGTTATATTTAAGTTCTTAATCCACTCAACAGGCACAAATCGTATTCGTATAAGACCCCTAACATCTGTGGGGCCAGAAATATCAATCGGAATAGGCAACAGTTCCCAAGGCATAATAACCTCTATTCCCTGGCTATCCTTATCTTCCATCCAGATTCCTACTCCCACAGTCCCGTACATAAGGAGCGGGGGCATTAAATCCAGTTCCAACTTTTTCACCTTATCCTGTGGAATAGCGGCATCGAGCACGACTTGAGCTATACTTGATTTACGCATCCCATCCAGACTCACGCCCTTCTTATCCACGAAGGGGGATAAATCTAAGGACATCAATCGTCCCAGTTGTGATTGATACTTGGCCACGATTTCCTCATATCGTAAATTAACCAATCCGGATTCATTCAGATATGAGATAGAAACTGTACCGGATGTGTAATCGAGGCTTGAAAATTCCCTAATCCCCTGGAGGTAAAAATTTGCCACCCACCATCTAATCGATTGTGGATTTCTTTTTGCCCTACCCTCGAGGATCAATTTGGCAATAATATCCTCTGATTGCTCTTTATTTTTCGGCAATAGATACTGGTATCCCATATTATCTACTTCCTACCGTTATTCTTAATCCCTCTTTTGGTTTTTCTTCCCCCGCAGGTTTCTTATTGGCAATCCCCGGAACATCTTTTTTTGGCTGTTTTGCGGAGGCCACCAAAGCCCTACCCGTGGCGTCGTTCCCATCCCGTGTGCCCAAGACGATAAGCAATTGTTCATTGATTCTTGATATTTGGCGGGTGGAGTTGTTAAGGGCGGAAATCAAGCAAAATACTATAAGTCCCATAATAGTTACAAGTAGCAACACTGCAAGAAATACGTATTTCAGCATATATTATCCTTTCGTCTATTATTATTATACCATAAAACCGGAAAATGTCAATGAATTATTTTTGGTTTTTTTCTTTTTACATGCCTATTCCTTGGACGCACACCTTTTTTCCTCGCTTGCTGTGATATGATATTGGTCATCTCCTCCGTAATCTGGTTCAACGGTACGCCGGATAAGATAGATAACCCGTGCTCCTCACGGTCGCCTCGTTTTATTTTTTCCAGTAGGCTGTTCTTCCCAACCTCTTTCCTGAATTTTTTGCCTTTGGTCTTAACCACATATTTACTCATGGCGAAGGTATCGATTACGTCATCATGTTGCAATAGGGCTAAATCCATCGTAAAGTCCGCTGTCTGTGCATACGCCTGGTCGAATGGCCATTTATCCTTCAAATGGGCGGGATACTTAATTCTACCGGAGTTGAATCGCCATTCAAGAGATGCTATCCTCAAAGCCTTTGAATCCTTCTGCGGATAAGTAACTGGAAATACTCTTGGCCTCCACTGGTCGCCACTGGTAGCTCCGCGTTCATTCATATACTCTTGTGCGGCTTCCGCAAAATCTTTTTGGATACTCACGGCCTCGATGCCCAAAATCCTAACATTCCAAGCCATCCCCTTTTCATACAACAATCGAAGCAGGGTATCCTTCTTTCCACGACCAAGCCAAACATCGAGTATCCACATAGTCCCCAATGTATCGAACCCAAGAATTGCTATACAGGAATAGTCATGGTATGAAGTAAGTCCGGAGGCGTAATCGAATAAGGCTATCTTAAACATCGGCCTTACGAGTTCATTGAATTTTTTCTGTTTTTCCTCATACGTCCTATGGTCGTTGCCGTCCCCAAATATCCTTTCTTCCCATTTAACCATATTCGTATTGGCAAGTGGATTATCAAAATTAAAATCGCCTTCGAGAGTATATTCATTCTTTCTGGGGTCAACATACAAAATCCTGTCCTGTGCAGAAATAGGCTCATTACAATACTCCGATGCGAAAGCAGATGGACCAATTGCTTCTTTTCTCGATTCAAGAAAATCTTGAGGCCACATCTCCGGCCACAGTAAAGAAACTTTCGATTTATCCTCTTGGTCGTAAGCAATTGCCCGAAGCACAACACGATTCCAGTAATCAAATCTGGGGTCATCCCCAGTCGTAGCTCGATACAGAAATGATTTCCTATCTATTAGAGTCCCAATCCAAAACAGGGAAGACCCTTTTTTAAGCATGGGAATCATCTGCTTAAACAGAATGGTCTCGAATTTCTCAAGTACCGCCAATCGGGATGTCTCCGAATCTGAATCGGGGTCGTTTTCAGGGTCATCCAAGAACAAAAGATTAGGTCTGCCACCACGTTTCTTACCCATTACACTTTGACCAGTAATAATAGCCCCGTTATTCAATTGAAGATGCTCATGGCACCACATACCCTTGCCACGCTTCGGAGCCATATCCCCAAAATCTTCCATGATTAATTCATTCCTTTGCAACTGAAACATCAACGTATCGAATCTGGGATTCTTTTGCCTATCCGTAGAAAACAACATCATGGTTTCAAAGAATTTCCGCGTCAATGCCAGTAGCAAAACTACTTCCATCATAACAGTAGACTTAGCAGAGCCTCGTGGAGCCGCCCACGCGTTCATACCATATTTAGCGAGAGCATGAACCATATCGTAATGAAAATCAGGACTCGAAACCATTCCATCTTTATAGAACGGTTGCTCCTTAGAACCCCCCAGATAAATCTTTCGGAAGAAATCCCAAGCTAATACGAAGTCCTCCGGCGTATCTTGTCTCCGCAAAGCAGCGAGTCTCGCCTGTTTCTTCCCCTGCAAGGTAAGTGATTCATAATCCTCCGGCAGAGGATATAATGGGTATGGCCTATATAATTTCATTCCGCCTTTTCAAGCTCCATGGTTCATTTCTATTTCTTCTTTTTAATATAAATGGCTTATCAAAATACAGACTAATAATACAGGAAAGAGCAAAATACCAATAAAGAACCCAACTAATTTGCTGAATATATTAGAACAATTATTCCACATGCTCTCATAAAAATCCGCCGCTTCTCTTAGTGCTCTAATCATTTTCTATCCTTCCATAAAGGGTAAAATTTTAATTGTCTCGAACAAAGCTATGGTGGTCAAAACATTGGCACACCACACGACATTATCCCGCGATGACCCCATAACCACTTTCAGATAAGGCCATGTATTATCAACAAATCCCGGTGACATCATCACATTATACACCCCCTTAACCACAACGTCTATCTCGTTAGGCTTGTCCCATAACGAAATCCTCGGAGTAATCTTAGGATTAGATGTTATCTGTGCCAAGTGCATCATAACCCATGAAGGAGTAAATTCTTCTCCGTTCAAATAGTCTTTCAACCTCCGCAGGTTAATGTCGTCCGGGTCTTCATGCACTAATCCCAACGATTCTTTATCGTCTGTCCATACTACAGATGTGAAATTATTCGTCTTCGGAATTACTACTTTTGCCGGAGACTCCGGGGTAGAGGCCATCACCTCTTGTGGGTTTTTTTCTGTTGACGCAGGGATTGTCGGTTCCAGTTCCTTCGCGGTCTCCGTCTTGATTTTCGTCCGAGCGTCGTCCGTTATCGGTTGTATCTGCGGAGGGATTAAACTCGAAGCTGTCTTTGTATGAGGGGCTTCCAGATTCGTTTGAACCTTGTCCACTCTCGCGTCGTCTCTCGCCTGTTTCAGCAGGTCTGGATTCGTCATGTGGGGGGGTGCTCCCGCCCGGTTTCCCAGAGCTTCCTCGATGCTGGGCTGTTCCGGTTTCTTGTTTTGGTTCTTGTTCTCTTTTGCCATTTGAGTCTCCTTGATTGGATTCTATTTTTTTTACTTTTTGTGGATTAAGTACAGAGGAAATTCTCCTCGCACTAAATGTCGTTTGTTCTCCCCCAGTCCCCGGAAAAGTTTGGGACACCTTCGCTAAGTAACCAGATGCCTCCGCAGCCTCCTTTAACAGAACTCGAAGGTGTTTGAGTGCCGTCATCTTAGCTCCTAAGTTGACGTTTTGACGAGCAACAGTAAGGGTTTCCTTAATCTCCTCGTTGATAGACCATCCCAACTTCTCGAACAACATCGACACCAAGTTGGCGTCGTTGAACGATAGAATCATATTGAGGGCATCCTCTGGGGAAGTCTTTTCTATCTCATTCATCTATCTTTTTTACCTTAAAAATACGAAACATAGCAAGCTCAGTATCAATATAGCAAGTATAAATCCACATAAGATATTACAAACTTTTTTATTTATGGGTAATCCTTCTATCTGTTTTGCCATTTTATGTCTCCGACCAACTTACTATTTCATATCGTTTGAAATTAACATTTACAGATTCCAAGACCTTTAATACTTTTTCTGCATCTTCTTCTGTATCAAACATTTCAATTAGTCTGTAGTTAATTCCCCACGGGGCGGGGTCTATACAATATATCCCAATCATTCTTTTCATTCTTTCCCCCTTGCGATTTGGAATCCCAAATAAATTCCGACCCCGAAGCAAATCATTCCATATACTATATAGCTCATTCTTTCTCCTCCTTCTTAGGGGGTCTACCAACTGGCTTAGTCACAAATTGTTTTAGGATGGCGTCATTTCTACCCGATGATCCAGCCATCTCAGATAGTATTTCCGGTTTAGCGGCTTCTGCAAGAATCTCGTCTGTCACTCGAACGATTGATGTCGGAGCCTTGCGGTATCTCGGACTGTTTTTCTTGTTGCTCCCCGGAAATACGAACCCTGGCGAATTGGGTTTGGACAGTACGAACATAATTCTTTTGAAAGTATTGAGGGAGAAGTAAACGTCACTGCCAACGTATAACGGTTCTATCCGTAGAGCTTGTAGATATTTCAGGGCGGTGCGTCTCGATATTTTGAATATTTCCTCAAGATAGGAGACCTCTACGACGTCTCCGAATCCGAGGTCGATTGTCTTAGGCATTTTCATAATTTTTCTATTTCTCTATCAATAATTTTCCTACTTATATCCCCACGTTCATCTAAACTAATAGCTTCCCTTTTTACCCACTTTAAGGTGGCTTTCCTCCCCTCGTTTATAACGTCCAACAGTCCTTTTCTAAATTCTTCCTCGTCTTCTCTACCTGCTGGTTCTTGGTCGTAGATGAATTTGTGGAGGGCTGTATCTTCACCAGCTTCAACAGCATCTTGACATTCTTTATGACTTGGTAATTCTTTCATTATCTTCTCCTTTCCTGTTTGATTTTTTTCATCTTAGCCTCGAAGCGATCAAACGATATTTTACCGTAGGCCAAAGCCCACCGCAGATCGTATTCCCCTCGGCTTACTAACGTTACTCGTCTTCTCGAACCCTTACCAGCCATTTTCCCATCCTTTATATGGAGATAAGTCCATATCTACGTAGGCATTATCGGTTAAAATATTATCTAAGACGTCATCGGGGATGTCCACCACACGTAGACTGAACATCAGCAGCTTGTTCCGAAATAATTTTAGCTTATTATCAATTGATGTATATAGGAGTTTATCCCCAAATTCGACCTTCGGGGATTTTCTCACGTGAAAATGATGCCAAGCTTTAGCGTTTTTCTCCCGTGCACATATTAATTCGTGGTTGTCATCGGGTTGCCATACCTCGACGACTATTAATTCGATTGATTTTGTTCCATCTTTCATATTATTATTGTAGCATAATTGTATGCAAAAGTCAAGACTTTTCTGAAATAAAATTTTATGGTTGAAATGAACGGCCTTTATGGTATAATGTATATAGAAAGATGAATACTGTAATATTCCAAAACGTAAAACCGTGCGGCGGGGTGGCAATCATTCCCAATTCATCTTTCTATGCCCCCCGCTGCTTTATTAAAACAATGATTGCGGAACAAGAGGAAAGAACTAATGGCTGAGAGGAAACCAAGTCCGGCGGAGATTGCATACTCTTTCTATATGGAAATTGGACATATAGACTGGGGAGACGACCGTAAGAGGTCTATGATATATTGGCGTGAGGATTTCTACTTCTGGGATGATGGGATATTCCGAAAGAGGGGGAAAGATGACCTTAAAGCCCTATTGGTTAGATATATTGCGGGATTATCGGTGGAGTGCTCGACCAGCCTGATAGAGAATGTCATGCTTAATTTGAAGGCATTATCCAATGTCGTGAGTGAGAGATTGCCGGATACGTGGTTTAGGGACAACAACGAGCCTCAGAATTCGATTGTAACGAATAAATCGATTGTGACGTTTGAAGATAATGGAGAGACCAAAATACAAAAGAATACCCCGGACTTCTTTGCCCTTAATAAAATGCCCTATGGGTACGATCCCTCCGCAGAGTGTCCCAAGTGGATGAAATTCGTGGATGAGGTTACGATGGAGGATGCTCAGTTGCGACGGACGTTGCAGCAATGGGCGGGATACCTGTTGATTCCTACGCAGGAGTATGAGTCTTTCCTGCTACTCAAGGGAGAAGCCGCTACGGGAAAGAGTACGTTTGCCAGGGTAATGAAGGCTATGCTCGGAAAAGAGAATTGTAGCGATGTGCCCCTGCGGAGGTTCGTCGATAAATTTGCGTTGTATATGACGTATGGGAAGAAATTGAATGTGGCCGGAGATGCCGAGCAGGAATTGACTCCGCAGGTTGAGGCTATAATTAAGGCTTGGACGGGTAAGGATGGCGTTGATTATGAGAGGAAGTGGGGGCATGGATTCACCGCGGAGGCTACGGCGAAGCTGTTGATTTTGTCGAATGATTTCCCCAGTTTTACCGATAAGAGCATGGGTACGTGGAGGAGATTGGTAGTTGTGCCTTTTAATAGGGTAGATACGAGTATTGTTGATCCTTATTTGGATAATAAGCTTATTGAGGAGTTGCCGGGGATATTGAACTGGGCTATTGAGGGATTGAAGGATTTGAAAGCTAATCGCAGGTTTGTGATAGCCGATGCCAGTCAGAAGCTGTGGGAAGCGTATAAGGAGGAATCGAACCCTGCGGCTATGTTTCTCGCGGAGAGCTATGAGTGGGATGAATCGTACCACTTTGGGGTAAGGACCAAGACGGTATATGATACCTATAAAAAGTGGGGGCGGGATAACGGGTATATGGTGATGTCAAGCAAGACATTCGGGAAGGAAGTAGCAAGACAGTTCCCGAAGGCGACGAAGCGGAGAATGGGCGGTAGGGATAGTAGGTATTATGTTTACAATGGGCTTAAATTTAAGTCCGGGGCAGAGGCAAGAGATTATCTCCCATAGTGGTGTCCTATGTGGTGTCCTATGAGACCTTTTTTGGGTTGGGCGTAAAAAGGGCTTTTTTGGGCTAATAAGCGGGAAAATGGGTAGTATTCAAAATCGGTGTCCTATGTGTCCTATGAGATTTCCCTTTTTCCTTCCCTATATACTTTTTGTAGGAAATAGAAATAAAGAAGTGATAGGACACATAGGACACGGGGTTCATATTGTGGGTTTTTAGGCTGGAAATGGGGAAAACGGTGTCCGTTTGGAAGGGACATTCATAGGACACCAAATGGCACCATAGGACACCGAATTCATGTTGTAGGGATTGTATGGGTTGGATGGGATATAGGGTCTGAGATTTTAGGTCGAATTAGCACAGATGTTTCCTTTGACCAATGAAAACAAACAACCCTGGGGGGCGACATGGGGTACGCCAGAGCGGGGATTATCGGACTCAGACGTTATCGGACGTGGATAGGCGACGCGAATGGGATTGAATATGGGACGAAACGGTTATCGGACGCGGTAATACCCGATAATAACTGGGAATTGGTTTTGGAAATTGGGGTAAATCCAATGGTAAGTCCGATAATGGCTTGGGTTTAGCGATTGGACACGTGGTAATTAGGACTGGACGTCCGATAATAATGCGGGACGGATAAGGAATGACCCGCCATGTGGAGTCCGATAACCTGTTGGGCGACAGATCGTCGGCATGACGGGTAATTGTGGGAGGTTTATTTTGTTATTTGAAAATTATGAGCACGAAACACTATCATCCTTTTTTCTACCGTGTAATCAATCCGCGGTTTCAATACTCATTTTATCCCCTCTTTTTTTCTACTGTGTTAATAATCAAATCCTATCATGTGCCGGATTAGTTTGCTTATCCCTATTTTATTACTTTTACTTATTTCCTCTAATTTATCTACTATAGGATCGGGCAATCTAAAACTTGTGCATCGGATAAATCTATCCTTTTTTGGGCGATCATAAATATACCCGTTCACCAACTTGGTAATGATAATATTTTTAATTTGTTTTGAGTCTGGAATATTAGATATATCCTCTTTTTTAATAACAAGTTGAATTTCTTTACTCATTTTTTCACCTCTTTTATTCTACCCTTTATTCATTATCATCACAACAACAGTCGTCGGCTTCACTTTCGTTATCGAAAACAGTTCCACAAACGCCGCATTCCCATTCTATCGGTTCAAGCTCGCTTTCATAATCAGCCAGCCCGCATCTAAAAGCCGTCGGATCAAGTTCCATTAAAATAGTTCCCGCGTCGAATGGTAATCCACAAACATCTACAATTCCCCACGCTTCGTTAAGATACTCCTCGTATTCATCTTCTGTTATTTCTCTGGCAATCGGTTTCGTATTCATTTTATCCCCTTATTTCTTTTCAGCCCTATCAATAATACTTTCAAGCTGTTTCCGCCGATACGTCCTGTTTTCTAATTGAAACGTGTTAGACGTAGCGGGCAAACTATCAAGAAACTTTAACCCATCTTTACAAATGGCTAACAATTCCGGTGCAGCGGCAAACAATTCACCATATCCGTCCGTCCTATCATACAGAATAGCAATAGCCCTGCCGCTATCGGCATAAATTATCCCTTGACATTCAGACGCCGTTGGTCTAAAATGTAATTCCGTCTGCTTATTAGTATCTGTCATTTTTTCACCTCATTTCTCTTTTACTGGCACTATAAATTTAGCATCCCTGAACATCACTTTTACCATCCTTAACGCCTTATACTTATCCTCTGCTTGTACACTTACTATCTGTGCAATATTACATCCTTTTGGTGTTACTGCGAATCTATACCTTTTCATTTCATAACCTCCAATTCATTTTTCAAGTATTGCATCCCTATTATCCCCAATACACCTAATCTCTTGACTACCACAAACAGGGCATCGCAAAATTCTATCCCCACAGCGTGTCTTTATGGTTTCTACTCTGCTTTCCGGAAATACCGCTTTGCATTGACATTGATATACCTGCTCGAAGCCCTCTTTATGATCCATATTAAAATACATAATCCCCTCCGCAACTTTAATTCAAGTCTGTCAATACATATTCACCGCTATTAATCTTTGCTTGTGTTTCCTTTGTTGTTTCGCCTAAAAAGATATTGCGATATTTTGACGTTGTCCTTGAATAATTCCAGTACGTTTTGTCAAGATAAACTATACCTTTATATCTCTTAACTATTATAGAATTGTAGGATTGAAAATATTCAGCATAGAATATATGTTTATATGCTTCATGCCCTAATTGTTCTTCAACATCTTCTATAATAATAAACTGATTAGGTATGTCCATCCCTGTCTTCGGACTTTTCATATTTTCTACTTTCATTTTTACACCTCCACAATTTCTTAACCCTATTTATATATCCAATAGTAAATAATCCCTATGATTACAACAACAATCCCAAATTCAGCCATAATACACCTCTAAAATTTATTCACAATTCCCATATTAAAGTCAACATAATCTATATCCACCAGTCGGGTTTCAATCCTATACATATTAGGGTAATCCCTTACATCCTTGGGCATATTTTCTATGTTAGTATATAATCCTAATATTTCCCAACAATGTTCATCTTTATCATTATACGTAGACTTAAATACTACTATCATTTTCTTTTACCTCCAAGTGTGCAGCAAACAACGTCGCCCATAATTCGCAACAACAGCCGTCATTTTGCAACGCTTCTTTGACATATTCGACGCCATAATCTGTTAAGGTACATTGCAAAGGGCGTCCACATTCAGCACAATGAGCGGGCGAATCCATTTCGGGATAATATCCCATATTTTCAGCATCTTTTGGTTTATGCTCATTACACCATAAATCGGCACTGCCGACATATCCCTGCACTGCTTCTGTATCTGGACGCATATATTCTTTTTGCTTACATTTTTCCGACATGGGACATTCCATACAACGGTTAGTATATTTACCCTTCATTTTCTTTAACCTCCGACAATATTTCCAGGGCGTCCTCTTTTGACAAATACCCTTCGTCCACTTGTTCATTCAGTACACATATCAAATTGTCTATATAATCCGGTTCAATCATTCTATCTATCCTTTATTATGTCTTGGAGAACATTCAATCTGTCGATGAGTACTATACAATACGCTCTACTTTTTTCAAAAGACCAGTTGTATGTTATACTCCAACTATCCCTTATCCGGTTAAAAACTCTTTTAATCCATTGCACCTGCTCTTTTACAGTTTTACATTTTTTCATTTTATCAATCCTTAAAAAATAATCAAAATATGGGGATACCAGACATCCGGTCAAAGCATCCCCATTAGTGAGGAGGGATAGTGTCTATTTATCTTTTAATTCCTTGCGTCTATTTTTTTCCACTCTTAACAGCCGTCCAAGTTGTGCATGTATTTTCAACGCGTTCGGTAATCCAAAACAGGATATAAACATCTCGTAGTATTTTATAGCCAGTTGATTTACATATTCTTTACTATACCTTTTCATTTTACTACCCCCTTAAAAATCAAATCTCTTATTCCTATTTGAAAATGTAATCCTTTTCACATTCGTTTGCACACACCGAACATATTAAATCATTGCCAAAACCAACACATTCTGAAACAGGGTAAAAGTCTCCGCAACAATAACATTCGATCCATTTTTCGTTTTCAATAATAACTGTTGTTGTTTTCTCCGTTTTTTTGGACGGAAATACCGAGTCCCATTTATGCCTCTGATTACTAAACCAAATTCCGTCTTGCCAAACACCCGCACATTCATTGAATATATAACAAGTCCCTTTATTATCCATAAATGCAAATTTAGAGCATTGTTGTCTGGCAATAGATTCCAGCATAATATGATATGCTTTTTGTTTCAAAAAAGTTTTAGGTAATTTTTTTAATACTGTTTCATTGAATATAGCAGTATCGGATCTGTTGCTTTTTTCGGGCACATCCACGCAATTTAATATACCATTGTGAACGAAACCTAAACTCTTATTGACGTAAAACGGATGTGAATTGTTACTATCTATCAATCCGCTTGTTGCAATACGAAAATGGATTACAAAATTACTATCATTATCATTTTCACATTTTCTATATTGTTTATAAAATTTTCTAAAACTCATAAACCCTTTGTGTACTTGTAAAACATTATTCTTTGAGTACATGAAACCTCCGCCGTCTGGATTTTCATCCCAACATTCGGATAGTGTTTCACGTGTTATATACGCTTTTTTGGGTTTATAGATTATAACACACATTTATTGTCCCCTGCTAAATAATGTTGATATTAGTTCCTTATCAATTAGGAACGTCGCTAAATTCGGATATGTATTTTCGTTATCCATTACATAATCACAATATTTAGATACAGTAATATCTTTAAGACTTGCCTCTTTTGTAAATTCAAATAAAGATTTGCAAAACTCAATATTTCTATAAAACCCGTTTTCAGACAATGTGCCTCTAAATATCCTTACTTCTATCGTTTCGCTATTTTCAAGGTTTACTGCGGTATATCGTTTGGTATGGCCATTACACTTTTTTGTTGCTTTATATACAATACTTTCATCTGTTTCAAGACTGGCATATCTATCCAGGTTATGTTTTCTACGTCTGCTTATTGTCAATATAAACTCTTGATTTTCATAAAACATTTTCAAAAACTTATACAGATGTAAGGATGAAAATGCTTCTTTACTCAAATGAACGTGCATACCACAAGTGTCGGTATTATAACTCCTAAATCCTCCGTCTTTAAGCCTTAAAATATCATTCCACAAATTTTTATTGCTATTGATCCAATCCCAGGTTGCAGGGTGTGATACAATCTCAAATCCATTGTCAAGACTGCTATCCTCTTTTGCATACATATATTCATTCATATTTTCAACAATATCGTCAATATCATTGCTTTGTGATTCTATTTCCAGTTCAATACCAAAATATAAATTATCCTTTTCATTACCGTAAAAAACTGGATCGGGTTTATACGTGTAATTGTGCAAACATCCGCTATTGTTTTGATTGTAACAACAATTACAATACCCATCACAAGAGCAATCCACATGATATACTTCATAACATCCTTCACAAGTAAAATAATTTTCCCCGTAACATCCTTCACAAATGGTGTCCCCGTTTGCTGCATTAATAGCACTATCGTTATGATTATATTCCCTGCAATCATCGCAACAAAAATAGTTATTATCGAAACAATCATCACAAATACATGCATCATTAATACAGTGTGTATTGTCGATCGATACTGTTTCATTGCAATTATCGCAACAACAAAACAGTTCATCGTAACAGCTCTGGCAGTATATCTCGTTGTCTATTTCTTGATAATCGCAGCCGTCTATTTCGCTTTCACAATTATAACATACTAATTGTTGATCCCCATTATCCACATTAAACCCCCTTAAAAATCAAATTTCTTATTTCTTTTTTCTTGTTCATTAACAAATTTATCCTCTTTTTTAACTTTCCTTGCCTTTGGATATTCCAGCCAGGTTTCGTATTTATACTTGCGTTTTGGCGTTTTCATATCAAATCTAATCTATAAATTCAAAGATACATTTTTTACAAGCTTTATCCGCCAGTGTTTGCAAACGTGTTTTAGCATAAGACAATGTTTGTTTATCTGTTTTGCCCAACGATACATGAAACCAGTGATTGGCTGCCCAGCTACCAACTTTTACAAATTTGCCTTTACTGTCTTGTTGTGGCGTACCGTCGATTGACCAGTCAAAAACACGTTTTGCCCCACCATCCCAAAAACCACTAATCGGCTCATTAAATGTTTGTCTTAAAATCATTATAAACCCCCCTAACACAAAACCATATAAGATAATACGATTAATAGCACCATTGCTTTATTTGATATATTATCGAATAGCATTTTAACCCCTTAAACAAAAATTATTGTGACGCAATCCATATATAAAACTGTTTTTCGGCTTGCTTCTCTGTATAGCCATAATACTGCTTATGAAGTCGAACGCCATTATGTATTGTGCTAATTGTTATGCTATTGTCTGAATTGTATGTTATTGTGTAATCCACTTTGACATCCCCTAATGTTATTGTGTAATTCATTTTAATATCCCCTAAACAAAAAACCATAATCGGACACTAAACATATATATTCAATGCCCGATTACAATTTTTCATTAGTATGTCATTTTGACGCCCTCCAAAAAAATACTCAAACATAGGGGCTTGCCCAAACTATACAAATTATAACACAAAAAAAATTAAATGCAAGAAAAAAATAAAAATTTCTTTACATTCCGCCCTTAATATGATATAATAATCAAAACTGAAAAAAATATGATTACCCGATATTCAAATCCTATTCGAGGGGGGATTGAGTTATCGGACTTTCCACATCCCAGCATCCCAACGTCCTATAACACCTGCAACATTATCGGACTGCCTGGCTATCGCCCCATGTTATCGGACGTATTTCCATAGTCCCATAACAAACCCTTGGGCACATTGACAAAATTACGCACCCGATTTGATTTTGTGAAAGAGATTCCGGGCTTCTTCCTTGGCACTACTGCAATCCCCATCAATGGCATATTCTACCGCAGCCACGATCCCAATAGCTGTAAAAATAAATATCCACACCGGCAACATTAATCCCTGCAATATCCGCCTTTTCATTCTATCCCCCTTAGACTTTTAACTGTGAACTTCTTAACCGTGATTGTATATCCACGACTCCAAAACTCACCCTGCCGCCCAATCGAATTTATGTCCTTCTTTGCAACATAAACTTTTATTACCTTGAGTCGGCTATTGTCGCATATCCACCTTGTTGCATCCATCTCATTCAGAAAAACATGACTCCCACCGATATACCTATCCTCTCCTCTGGCTAAGCTATTAGACGCGAAACAATTAATTCCTTCTTTTATATCTATATCAGTATACTCTGTTTTATTCGTATGCCTATCAATAACTTTATAGCCCACAATAACATCCGGTAATTCTTTCTTCGCCTCACGCTTTTCGTTTCCGCGATATACGGTTTCTAAACACATCTTCAATCCTCTCAAATTAATTGTCAAAAAACTTTTCTCTCATTCCCCCGATTATACCAAAATCCCATCCCGAAGTCAAGTAAAAAATTCTACCCCATAGATAAAAAGGGAAGCCTCCGCAGAATAAGTCGATATACCCTGCGGAGGTGTGAAGGGAAAAGATTTAAGCAGTATAATCATTACAATCAGTACAATGTATATACATAACCTATTCGTCCCAATCGATGGGTTCGTACTCATCGGTATCCCGTTCAAGTTCAAATGATTCATCAAGCTCGTCCAATTCCTCACATTCGGGATCAATATTGTAGTTAGTCCTCATCATATTTCCTCCGCAAGGTTTCTATAACTGTACCCTTCTTATGAAAGATACGTTGTCCTCATAATGGAAACTTCCGCCTCTAAGGGTTCCGATTTTCTTATACCCCACGCCTTTGAATCGTCCATCCTCGGAATCCGCCGCACTAATCCCGTCTTTCAAATCTACTGCGTGGTACTTATCTCCGGAAAAAAGTATTACCCTCAGCCCCATGCCATTATCTACGACATCCAAGGGATCGAAAGGAACATCGGCATCCGACACCTGCGGAGGTTCTTCATAGGCTTTCATTGCAGCCTTGACTGTTTCCTTATCATATCCTACACCGTCAACCACTATTACATCGTCGATTTTTGTTTCTTCCATAATCTTATCCTCATACTTTTCGTTATATATTTTAACCATTTTATTGTGAAGCCCGATAGCCCCATCAAGACTCCCATAGGTCAAACCCCGCCTTGCGTTGGCCCATTCACCAATACATCTTCCCCCGCAGATGTTTCCTCTTAGTGGACATATTATATGCTTATGGCAACATCTTAAACAAATAGCACAATATTTATTATATGTCCCAACTTTACCTGCCGCTGTGCCCTTCCTGTATTCATCGATTCCTTTTATAATAATCTGCCTCCAATGCAGAATTGAATACCACAGGGCGTCCTTTTCGGATTCTTTAGCAGCGTTCCCAATAGCTGAACGGCTTAGCCACTCGGATTGGGGTAGCCATTCGTCGAGAAATTCCTGTGCTTCCCTTCTTGTCTTCCAAGCCCCATCGGCCAATGTCCAGGTTGTAGGGGTATGTATAGTCCCATCCCTGTGTAGGAATATCGGGGAGTCAACGGGGATAGCTTGAATATTATATTTTTCTGGCAGATAACGTACTATTGAAAAATTCATCATCTTCCCTTTCCTTATAGATTGGCTTCTAATACAGCCCGTTTCGATTCTTCGCTCATTTCAGCCGTTACATCCTTGCCATTCGACATAAATGCAACTGTGATTTTATGCTCCTGATACAAATTGCAATCATTAATGGCAATAATCTCATCATTATCAAGTGCACGTATTAAAGTATTAGCAAATTTATCGGGCAATATTTCTATCTTGCTGTTAGTGGCCAAAATCCTAAACTCACGTCGCTCATTCTGATAATTTTTTGCTTCTACCCTCTCAAGAGGAGTTAAGTTAGTATCACTTCCGTTCAGAATTCTACTCCACGCTCCTTCCCGTACCATTACAACATCATTACAATTGAACTTACTCATCATCTTTCCCTTCAAAAAAGTTATTCATTTTTTTTATAACAAGTGCATTATATCAAATCCAAGATGTGATGTCAAGAGAAAAATTAGTTAGTTTTGGTTTTGTGCGAATTTAATTTTGCGATATGTACAAGCGGCACCGCGTATCCATCCGGCCATACGTCAACAGCCACAAGTCCAAATTGGACTTTTCTTGAGCATTGTCTGGAGCCATACTTCGTGCCGTAGGCTTGGGTGGCCGGTAGAGATAATGCCGTAATCTCCTCCATCTCAAATTTGCAATATCTATGGGTATGTGCTCTAACTATAATGTCTGGTCTGGGCTGTTCCCCAAGAGATGACCATTCTCTACTATCGCGTATCTCATTATAAAGGGACGTGGCGGGATTAATACAGTTACCCTGCTTATGCTTCAAGTCGAATATACAACCGTTGACGGTTTCCCACTCATGCCCACCTATTTTGCAATCAAGCCTCTCTGCTATATTCATCTCGAAGTCTTCGGCTTGGCCGTTATGATACGGGGTGCCGAAAACCATGCAATAATAATCCGCTTCTACCTGTTGTATACATTCGAGAGCCATAGATACCTGTACATTCCTATCCGTAACGATAAGCTCAGTCCCCCCGGAACGACTTCCATCCCCGTCTATCATATCCCCCAGTATGAAGCATTTATCAATAGGTTTTAGAAGCTCCAAGGTTGCTATGTACCAACTCCAACATTCTTCTTGTAACTTAGACCACTTATTTCTGATCCTATGGTCTTCGGATTGGGGCGTAGCAATATAGCTGTACTGATATGCGGGGGGAGTCAAGCCCACATTACTGCCGCAATGGGAGTCGGAAAGGAGTAACACCCTGGTAGGACGTATCGATGATAAATGCCGCACGGTACTTATATTGCATCCCGATAATTTAGCTATCTTTTTGTGCCTTAATCCCGCACGTAAACCAGTACAAATCTGATGTTTTAGTTCATTACTTAGGCTCATGGCTTAATTCCTTATATCTTCGTAAATATTCGTGTTCCGCATATTTAGGTTCCCATCCCTCTATACGCTTGGCATCCGCGATAATTCCTCCGTCCCAAGGTTCAAAAGCAATATATTCAGGCATCAAATCCCTAATTTCCGTAACAAACATTATCATATCTGCCTTGTGGACATCTTGGTGCTCTGTCCTTTCAAAGAGATTATCAACTCCCAATGCTACCCCTATTATATCCAGTATTCTCATTTCTGTTTCTGCAAAAAGAGTCAACCCAATCGGATTTTTGACAGGATAAGGATTAAAGTAGAACATATTCCTTTTGTGTGGGGAAACCATATCTCCTACGTAAGCCTCCGCAGAGTCATGCAGTAGGTTAATCAACGGCTTCCCAACTGTTAGGTATGATGCCCGGACACAATGTTCCGCCACGCTATAGAAGTTTCTGGTATGGCCATTATACCTGCATATATTCGACAACGCATGGGCAATATCCTCGATGCAGATTAGCTTCGGGTCGGGCTTGAAAATATTAAATGCCTTCCCGGTGTATGTCACTATATCAGCTTTCATGTCTTTCCTTCCTAATATAATATATCATCATCCCCAACCATATAGTATTTATTATAGTCACGGATAAGCTACCTATTAAGCTAACCCATTGAGCGAGATTCATATAGTAATGGATGTTCCAGTATCCCCACATAGTAAAGTAGCTTACGTGGACAAAACTAACACCCCGTACTTTCTTATCCCGATAGAGTTTAATACAACTAAGCAGGATAAAAATGCCCCCGGTGAGTTCAAACAATCCATTTACCTTATCTTGCCACATTTAATAACCTCCCGGAACAGGTTTCGTCCTGTCTATAGATGTATTATTTTGGGTAAAAGGTTTCTTACAATCGGGATACCTCTCAATTATACCGGCTGCTTTCTCATTCAGTATAGAAATGGATAACCCGTCCGGATATTTGACCGGCCTATCATCCTCCCAATTCCCCATCTCAATACTATCCCGAATAACCATTAAGCAAGCAATGGCCTTGGATATATGGTGTATGCCACTGTCCGGGTCTATATCTTGTCCCTCTTTCCATGCGTTCATGTGTCGCATAATTGCATCATAATACACGGACGCTCGGACACCGGAAACCCTCCAATTAAAAGCCCCATATTTTCTTCCGCCTTCCATAAATGCCAACCCAACTTCACATAAAGGCAACGTAGGAATAAACCACAACGGCACTTTCTTGATTCCGATAGCGTCTTTCGGGTTCGTATCCTTTTCGCTCGCGGAGGATTCTGTCACTGGTTCGAGTTCAGTATCTCGAAAAGCTCTCCCTCTTATCCAATAGTCATACCCTCCATTTATAAGTTTCGTATTTGTTATAAGATCATCGATAGATGGATTATCTTTCCACTTAGGTCCAACAAAGTCAGTTTCTTTACAGATTCTAACTTCTTCCCCCCTTTTGAACCTTAACTTTCTTGGTCTTTTCATTATAGTTTTTCCTTTCCCAAAAGAATATCTAATGTTATGATAGGGATTTCCAGATAAAACAAATCCGTTGTCCCCATTTGGAATCGTTTGAATTCCCCCATAGTTTCTATTTTTTCCGCATCCGGTTCTGGTTTCAATACCGACCCCGGTACATACGCACGAAATCCCATATTGATTGGATATAACTTAGCCTTATCCAACCAGTATACCCTGTTAGCACGTTGCGGAGCACTCGGAAGATGGGGAATACTAATACTCATCTCCAATAGTGTATCCCATGTGGAGTTATGGCTTACGGAAATCACCAAGGACTTTGCAACGCCCACAAATTGGTTCCGCACTAAATGAGGATTTTTGTTTTTGGCAAATAATCGTTCTGCCAACACATAGTACCCCCTCGGCTTACCATTTACTATATGTGGACTCAAACTAACCGGAATTCTAATCGGGTTGAACATCTATTTTCCTCACGTAAAAATCTTTCCCCCAAACGAAACCTGCATCGAGTAAATCCTGTTTGAATACCATCATATCTCCCACACCAAAATTTTTACCCACACGCATCATAGCTCCAACCGCATCATTATATGCACGGAGGAAACAATCATCACATTCATGGTTATTAAAACACTCGCTACAATTTTTAGTTGCTTGAAAATCCTCGAAGCATCTACCAGTCTTATCAACAAAGACGTATTTGGGTTCATCTGGACTCATTACCTAATTCCTTTTCGCAGTCACCACATAATTTAACCATGCCATACGTTTCACCACAATACACACTTCTCATTTCCCAATCACATATTATTTGAAAACATCCTCCGCAGGTATCAGAACACTCCTCACAGTGTAGTAACCCCTGTCCGTGGCTACAATGTGCTTCCCGTAGTATGGCACCCTCATCTACAGTTGCCCCACAGTGAAAGCACTTGTCCTGAACAATATCTATTTCTTCGTCGTCGAATAAATTATTCATATTTATAATTCCAGAAAAAGACTTGCGGACAGGATAACTCATCCCTTGTAGCAGAGCGGTCTTGTCCTAATGTGCCCTTGACATTTAGGTAAGCGATGATAGCTACACTTCGTACCCTTACCTTTGTATAATGAAGTACGCACCGCCGCAGGTCTTTTATACAATCTTTAATTTTCAAAGAAATCTGTTAGGCTACCGGGTCTCCGGCAGTTTCTTCCTGCGGGGGGGCGTTTGGATCAACTTGCGGAGGTGCATCTGCTTCGGCAGCCTCGTTGGTATTCGTGGCAACAACCTCTTGGACGTAGCAGTTGGTATATTCCTTGCCGTCTTTGCCTGTTGAGGGTGCGACCTTAACTAATAGTACCAAGTTGGGACTATTCTTTATGGTCTCGATTGCCTCTCGGAGGTCGGTCGGTTCTTCGCCGCCTTTAAGTCCCTTGGCGAAACCCTTGAGGAACCCAAGTGCGTTGGTATTGAAGAAGCCCAACGGGAATTCTTTTCCATTAAGTTGCTCATCCTCTGGTTTTTCGATTCTACCAACGGGTTTGAACCATCCGAATGTCTTTCCGTCTTTGTCCTTGATTCCTTCCTTCACATGTAGAATTGTTACATAATACGTGTCAAAGGGGGGCATCCAATCCTCGCCGAATACTTCGGCTTTCTTAAAAGCATCGTTGTGCTCTGCAAGTAGCTGCTCAAACATCAAGTCACTCATGTTTTTTCCTTTCAATTAAAATTATAAAGTAACGTTACTGGTATTTCTTTTTGGCGAGGGCTACGGCCTCGTCGTACTTCTCTTTGAATACGCCCCAACCATTTATAAGGGGGATTTTGAATTTCTTTTCCATTGTAGGTACACCCCGGCCTTTGTTCGTCCCACGGGCATCTGTTGTTAAGGAATCAACATAGTAAACCTGAGAGATTTTTTCCTCGGATTGGGGAACGGTAATTTTACCATTGGGGGTATTTATAATCTTAGGGGGTAATTCCACCTTAACCGTTTCTGGAATACAGTATATAGTCAATTTGAAATCGGTTTTAGTTAGGATTTTCTTAGAAATTATAGGATAAACAGCATCCCTTATTCTGGTAACGGGTTTCTTGGTAGATGGGTCTACCTCTGTCTTTGTTCTTGTATGCCCAATGATAGCCCACGCATACCCACCCTGCTCTATATCAAGTATTATAGACCAGAACCGTTGCAGGATAAGGTTATACCCATATCCCTCGGAGCGATAGTCCGTAATATCCTCTACTTTTTTCTCCTCCTCAAGATGGTGTTTAATCATTGCAATTAATTCATCAATCGTATCAATAGTAACCCTTTTGAATCTTTTCTTGCCGGAGGTTGTATCCGCGGAGAGCTTTTCGATAATACTTTTCAGATGTGCAAAATCCTTTATCGTTATCCTAACCGCGTTGCTCCCCGGAACGGCATTTGCACCATCATCGAAATCCAGTATCAAATTATCCGGCATACTCGACAGGAAAGTAGTTTTCCCTTCCCCACTTGGCCCGACGATAAGGAACCGCAAGTCGCTCGCGGATTTCGGATCGTATCCCGATTTGGCACCGAGGGAAGCCCAATCATCGGGAACTATGGGGACCGCGTTAGGCTTCGTATCCACACTTGGATTCGTATTAGGTGTTTGTTCGGTTGTCATATTAACCTCCCTTATATAGTTGCTTTTACCTGTGCAACTTTGATTTGAGTATCGGTATCTTGTTCGGTATTACAAGTGAGCTTGAAGTCGGCAACGACCTCTGGGTTCTTAGTCTTATAGGTGTCTATAAACTTCTGTGCGGAGGTAATTAACTGTAGGATTTGTCTATCCTTAGTAGTTAATTCCGCAGTGGTCTTATCTTGGACATCGGCGAGCAGTTTCTCTTTTTCCTGCGGAGTAATATCCTGTGGTCTTTTACGCATCAAGCCAATATATCCAGTCAATCCGCCAAATCCAGCCAAACCCAATCCAAGTGTCAATAAGCCGCTCTCTCCGAATAGCATTTCCTCGCGTTGCTTGCCTATCTTTACATTCTGGGTGGTGGCTCCGAGACAGATATTATAATCCAATTCATTTCGCTCTGCCTGTTGCTGCAAATCAAACTGTGTCACAGTATAAGCAATCTCCACATCCTGTTGCAACTTTTCTGCTTTGGCGAGATTAGGATAACCCACGTACTCATTAGGCTCGGCAACCTCCGCAGCTACGACATACTTTACCGCATCAGTGTCCAATTCCGCAGGGGTTATCAAGCTCGATATGGCTACACAACCTACTCCGCCCAGTGTTAATAACGTTGCTAAAATTATAATTGACATCTTCATTTCTTGGTTCTCCTCAATAAATTATTCCAATATTCTGTTTTTTCCGCCGCACGTCCCAGACAATTTTTGACGGCGGCCATGGTCATATCTCTTTGGCTTTTATACTTCTTCTTCATCACTGCCCCCTGCGAATTCATACTTGTTTTCAAATAACGAATCCCATTGGGCGGGGTCTGTCGAACACAGGTCGTGATACTCACATTGACGTTCATACTCAAAGCATGTCTTCCTCGTAACGTCTCTGTTATAGCGGTCGGGATGGGTGCCCCTGCCGGAGAGTCTCCGCATCAGGCTAAAAACATTTCTTAACTCCGTAGGGTACACATGCTCCGTGTATATAATCCCGCGGGACATAATGGATTCCTCACCTTTATCCGAGTACCAGTCCTTTACTCTGCGGAGGTAGGCTTCTTCTTGTGTGCAATTCCAATCCTTGGCATTTTTCAAATCTGTTTTGCACATCTTGATACCGGGCTTGAGAATTCCATCAAGGATGAAACCTTTTATATTCGGTGCTGCATCCTTATAAGCCTCTACGTTATTTAATAGGTAATCATGTGCCAAAATGCGGTACATTCGAGCCTGTAATGACCACGAAATTCCTCCGAAGATAACTTCTAATGTCCGGCCTGTTGATTTGTGGTCACGAATCCATATAGAATTATCCTGCTCGTTTAATAATATCTTATCAATAGTGCCTTCGAGAGTTAGTCCATCAAACTGCATCGTATGGTGAACTTCCTTGCCTATCACCTTAAAATATGACGGTTGGGGATATTTCTCCCAAAATATTTGAGCCATAACAAGGGCTTTGTGGTATAATTCAGTAAGGGCTGTAGCTTGTCGGGCTAATGATCCATCCAAGTCCTCTCCTTTATCAACACGAGCCATGATATTATTTTGTTGCTCTTGAATCCATCTCTTAACTTCCTGCTCGTTGCCCTGTCCACATTCGTGGAATTTATGGTATATACGACCGAGAGAAGCGGCTTCTGAGAAACGCCCTCCCCGCAAACGTATTCCTAAAAGATTTTTACAAAACCATTTCCTCTCGCAGGATATTGCACATGATATTGAGGACTGTCTACAAGTAACAGGTTTTGGTTCTATAGTTTCAAAGTTCATCTTTTTCCTTTCAATTGATTTTCTGTATTATACCAAATCGTGAAAGTAAAGTCAAGGGAAAAATTATGTTTTTGTATAGGGAGGACGGGGACGGAATATCAAGTAACACTCCGCAGAGAAACAATGAGCTATTTCGTTCAGCCTTCTATCATCGATTTTCCCCGCACCGATAATACTCATAACTTCGTCCCCGCTATAATACTCGACAGGAACGGTCTCGCCACGATACTTAACCCATTTCAAAGATTCGGCTAAGTCGTCCCATGTCATATCGAATTCATCCATCAATGCCTTTACAGAGTTGAATAATTCGATTCGGAATCGTTCATAGCTTTCCTCTTTGAACCTCCGCAGAACTTCTTCGGATGCCCCTTTATTAGGATTTCGCATTGTTGAACTCCTTCACGTTATGTTGTTTGGTTGCCTGGGCTTGGCGGACGCCCTCAAGGAATCGATTATAAATCTTCTTATCTGTAACGGTTATAACGTGTTCTCCGATTTTATCGAATATCCTGTTTGACGCCAACCGAAATGTCTGTTGCTCATCGCCGAGAATCATTATAACGGGCTTATCTTTCCCAAGCGATTTCCTGAATTTACGAATTGCACCACTCATTGGTTTCCTTTCTGGTTAAAAAAGAAGGGGGCAACAGAAGCTACTGCTAAAGCCACCCCCATCTGCGGAGGTCATGTTATAATTGCTATGGAAGACAATAGCGATCCGAACCTTTATTTGTTTGGCACTCATGCCGATAGTCGTGTTATCGTTCTTCCATAATGTTATTATAGCAGATTTGTCCATATTAGTCAAGAGAAAAGTTCTTTAATTTCGTTAGTAAGGAAAATAATTCCATACCATATTTTCAGCCAACCTATCTTGGTTAAGGCTATTCCCAGTATAAAGCTCAGTATAGATTTCATTACGATACCATCCCTTCTTCATCGATTTCGATTTTTTCCCTACAAGTTGGGCACTCCAGTTCCCTTGCCCCATTTATCAAGGGGTTTAGAGGAAAGATAATATCAATACAATCCGGAGTTATTCCCTTGCATCTTTTATTAGGATTATGAACACATTCCCCATTCCGATATATTGTCATGTGTCTTACCCCATCCGCATTGGGTCCCCCCGTTAATAGGTAACAATCCCTAAGACTTTCATCCTTCAGCGTGAATCTATCCCCTATACGTAGAGTTATTACCGATAGTCCCCGTCTCCTTAACCACTCGATATATCTATCATACCATTCCCGTCCCTCAAGGGGATAAATGTTACAAAAATCGGGAACACGCTTTAGAGGCAATTCCAATAATGATGCCAATGCTGCTTGGAAACAATTGCCTCCTTTTGTATCTTCACTTTCTCGTTTTCCAAATCTGGTTTGATATACCGGTTTCATTTTCAATCCTCCAATAGGGTGGTGGGGATAGCATCGAAGGTATCGGCTAATGCACACCCCAACATTAAATGCAATAATAGTGTTCCAGTTTTACGTCTGGTATTAGCACAACGGCTTTTCCACGGGATGAACAATGCCCTTAAATCATACTTGGCCAATGCCAATCCGAGCCTGTGACACAGTAATTCCGGTTGTTTCGCCAGTGGATTATCCGACAGGAGTTCGGCAGGGGATGCCTCTATTAGAATGTAGGGATATTTACAAGAGGATGTTAATTTACGAAATGCCTTCGCCTGTCTAATCCTGTCATGTGACTCGTTGAGATTCTTATACAATTCCAATTGAGAGGCTTTCCGTTCAACGATACACAACTCCGGATATTCCTTTAGACTATAATCCCCGGCGTCCAACTTGATAACCTCCTGCTTCACGGCTATCGGAATTGTCTTATAGGTCAATTCGGGATGACCACATTGTAACATAGCCGGAAACAGCAGGGGTATCTTCTCCCGCGAATCTATTTGTATTGTAATTACATTTGGAATTTTATACCGATAGTGCAAATCAGTTTTTTTCGGGATCATTTTTTTACTCCTATAACTCTAAGGCAGTTCTTGCAGGTCACATCCTTTTTCCTCCTTGCATACTGTTCTCTATTATACCATGCTACCCAATGCCCACAAACCATCCTGAGCCAACTACCTTTAATTATTCTATATTTGCGATAATGAACTTTCATTTTTAATTCCTAAAACTAAAATACATCGAATGAAGATTAAAAGGAATATTCATTTTATTCTCATATTCCGCTATCTCCTCTGGACTATATAAAGTATGTATATCTTTATTTTTAGCCCAATCCGGATATTGAGACTCCAAATCTCCATATACCATTTGTGTTGGGGACTCAGGCGTAGGCTTGAAGCAAGCATCATTAGTTTTCTCCAACTCTTTAAGATAATCGAAATGCAAGTCGTAGTCCCTGTCATTAATAAGAGGTTCCGCCTTAACATAGTACCAGTAGCAATATTTAATCAGTAGCCTCCGCAGGTTCTCTACGTCCGAATTTATTAGTAGGAAACTAATCATTATCCTCTCCCGATAATCGCAACAGGTTCGCCTTTGCTGTTTAAGATAACTTTCCTTACGACTTCGTGGCCATGGTTGCTTTTCAATTCTCTTGCATATTCCCTTGTAGGCATCACGTAAGCACAATTTAATGGAAGTGCATAATCAGAGTATACGTTCATCGAATAGAATAATTGATCTTTGCCATAATAATGTTTATTTTTAGGCGTCACTTCAATAACCCAACCGTGTTTACTTCCCTTTTTGGGATATAGATTTCCGTATTCGTCCATATAAAATTTCTTTTTATCATAATCAGATTTCATTTTCGTATTCCTTTCGTTCATATTGCCACGGGATAGTCCGACCTACCCAGTTCTCGAACACAGGTAATAAGGGTGGATGCGTCAAGGCTTCGTGGGCTATTTCATGTCTTATTTCATCCTCCGCAGGGTGTGTATCTATATAAATAGCATCATGGATTTCCAAACAGATTCTACTGCGGAGGTGTCGCCTCAAAAATTCCAATTGAATCTTCTGCTGAATCGAGTGCATGACCTGTGCACAGGGACATTGGTGGAGGAAATTGCATACTTCGCCTCCCTGTGCGTCTACGTTTGTGTGGCCGATGCCGAAGGTTCTCGACCATCCAGTGGGTAATTCGATGTATCCCTGTTCGGCGGCTAATGCAATCATCCTTTCCTGCCATGCTCTATAGACGTGATGTTTCTCGTCCCATTTTCTAATGGCGTCGTAGCAGAAATCGAGTTCGACCTCGATGCCCTCATCCTGTAATGCCGTACTTTGAAAAGCCGTTGCTCCTCCCCTAAATAATACGAGGAAGTTCAAAGTCTTACCGAGTTTATATTTCGTTGGATGATTTTTCTTGAAGTCCACGGGGTCTAAGTCGGGGAAGATTG